TCAGCCGAACATGGCGCCGAGCCCGCCGCCCAGCAGCGCCTTCCTGCGCTGCTGGTCTGCGGCCTGAGCTTCGGCCTGCTCCCGGTTTGCGCTCCCCGCGAACGCCGCGGCGAGATTGTCGAATGGCGAAGCCGACATTACGGCGGCCGGCGGCGCGCCCCACACGGTCGCCGCGGGTGTCGCGAGCAATCGCGAAGCAGGTGCGTCGGCCGTCACTGCCGGCGCGCCGCCGAACAGTTCCTGCGCCTTCCCGAACCTGTTCGCCCAGCCGTGCCCGGCTTCCGGGTTAGCCGCCGTGTAACCTGCGGGGCGCTCGTACATCATGCCGGCGCGCGTGGCGCTGCGGACGTCGGTCGAGGCGCGCAGCGCGTCGCCCGCCCGCTTCTCGGTCGTGTTCAGCTCGCGATCGAGATAGCCGAGTTGCGTGTCGAGGCTGTTCGCGTCCTGGCCCGTTTCGCGCGCGAAGTTGTAAAGGCCCGACAGGCGATCGCCGCGCCACTGAAAGACGCCCTTCGCGGTGCCGTTGTCGCCGACCGCGTCGGTTCGCAAGCCGCTCTCTTGAATGCCGTGGCCGACGAGCGCCGCCGCTTGATGCGGCTGATAGCCGCGCTTTAGCAGCCACTGCATCGCGTATTGGACACTATCGGCCATTTTGTCTCTTTACTTTAGCATACAAGCGACATACCACAATACGGAGAAACTCAACCGCAGAAGGTATCACCTATGCCTGACAGTGACAACGTGCTGAGGCCAGTATTCGGGAAGCGCGCGTTCGCGATCGACGCGGACTTCGATGGTGCGGAGGCCGAATGCGTCACCGCCGCAACAGAACGTGTTTTTTCGGATCCGCCACGCGAGATCGAGCCTTTGTCAGCCATTGACCCTACGACGTGGACCGGCAGAACGTCGCCGCGCGAGTATGTTGTAGCGCGAGTAAGAAACTTGCTACCGGTTGATGAACAAGGGTGTGTCTACAGATACGTCGTGGTTCAGCATATCGTTGGTGGCCTGCCCACCCAGGACCCGTGCGTCATGAACGGTTGGTTTGCGCGCTACTCCGACGCGGCGGCGTGCGCTAAGCTGCTGATCGAAAAACTACCTAAAGGTTGGGTGACGTACATCATGAAGTTGCACTCCGTTGTCGAAGCGTAAGCCCCTAACCGTCGCTCTGATAGCCCGCCGCTTTGGCGTCAGCGAAGCGGCGGTATATCGCATCATCCGCGTTGCCCGCGACAAGCAGTCTGATCATCTTTGGCCTGTCCGTGTGCTTGCGGAGCGGCAAGGGTTCAGTAAGGCGCTAACCACGAACGTTCTGATGGCGTTAAGGCGCGACGGCGATTCGGCGTTGCGAGAGCTGCGCCGCGGGGTTAGCGGCGCGGCTAGAGCGAACCTGTGCCGCACCATCCTGGCCTCCCGCGACCCGGACGTGAAAGCCGCGCTTGCGGAAAACAGGCGGATGCTTAAAAAGATCGCCTCCGGGGTCTGACGAGGCATGTCCAAGGCGCAAGCCCAAAGCTCGCCAGGGCCGACGTAGCCGGCGTTTCTAGCCCCGGAGGCTACTTCTTCGTGATCGCGTCTTTTATCGGGTCTTCCTCCCCCGGCGGCTTCGCCGTCAGGATCTCGGTCAACGTCGAGGCTTCATTGCCGAGGTAGGTTTTCGCGGTTCGCGCGAGCGCCGCCCGGTTCGCCGGGTTGCCCTCGCTGAGCAGCCGCGCGGCCAGCTCGGGGTCGAGCAGTGCACGATCGAGCAGCTTTTCAATCGCCTCGCCCTGCGCGCCGCGCACGGCGCGCCGGGCGACAACCGAACCAAGCGCCGTCAGCATGAAGCCGAGCGACGTCTGCCCGCGCTTGTAGGCGTAGAAACGGCTCTGCAGCGTCTCGGGCGTGAGCACCTGAGAAATGCTTTGCGCCGTCCCCGACGTGTTAGGGACCCTCGTGCGCGATCGCAAGTCCACGTTCTGCAGCTCGTCGGCGATACGCCGAACATTCGACAGGTGCTCCGGGTCACCGCGGTATAGCCGCTCGGCGACGGCTGCGTTTCCTGGCTCATCTAGAAAATTCTTCAGCTTGTTCGGCATCCATGGTTGCGTTCCGTCGAGTGTGCGCGTCGTCTCGCCGTTAGAGCGCGTTTTCGACTGCATCAAATCCCAAAACGACTTCCGCGCGCCGGCTACTGCCGCCGGATCGTTGTTTACGAAGCTCAGCAGCTCGTCCATCGCGGCGCCGGGTTTATTTGATGCGAGGACACCCTTAAGCGCGTCTTGCGATCGCTCGTCGCCATACTGCAGGTAGCGGCCGATGGTCCCGCGGCCGGGCGTATCGGGCGTGCCGAGGTCACGCACGAGCCCGGTTTCGGCTTCCTGCGCGCGGGTCAGCGCTGCGCGAAGCCCGGCCGCATTGTCCAGCTCTTGGCGCGTGCCGTCGAACCGCTGGTCCGACAGGATGGTGCTGTACCGCGTCAAATAGTCGCGAAGCTGATCCGGTCGATCGAGCAGCTTACGATCGCGAACGTCAGCGAGGATCTGATCGCGCACCGACGACACCACGCGTTCGTCATTGCCGGCTTCGCGCATCAGCGCTCGGAAGTCATCGATTCGCCCTTCGTCGGCCTGCACGAATTTCTGAGCGACTGCGCTGTCAGGTTGGCGGTATACGCCCTCGGTGCGATCGAGCGTCTGCGCGATCGCTGTCTGTGGTCGAGTGAAACGGTCGTGGTAGTCGACCGTCGCGGCGCGCGCAGCCTCGTAGTCGACGCGCAGCTCGGGCGGCACGGCGTTGTCGAGGTAGTTGTCCAGCGCCGTGACGTGTTGGTCGATGATACGCGCCTCGTTGGTTCGGCCCGCCGTCAGCGCTTCGCGCGACGCGTCCGTGAGCGCGCTGCGCAGGCCGGTGACTTCCCGGATCGGCTGCACAATCGTCTCGGTGACCGGTTCACCCTGCGCGTCGAGCCGTGGCGGGTCAACCGGGCGCTCGCCCGACAAACGCTGCGGGATTTCTACCTCCGGCGGTCGGAACCTCTCAGCCTCCGCGGTGGACAATCCCCGCCGCACTCCGGCGAAGTCACTTGCGAGCGGCGCCATATCGACATGCGCGCTGCTCCGGTTGATCGGCGTCCAAGCCGCCGCAAGCATGTCGCGAGCTTGTTCGCTGGCCCCTTCCAGCGCCGCGCGAATGTTCGCGCCCCGCCCTTCACCGACCAAAACGGGGTGCAGGCTCTGCGTTGCGCGTTCGAAGTCGTCGGCGGCGTTCTGCGACTGCACGCTCGCGTCCATCAGCCGGCGATCGCGCTCCAGCCCCAGTTCGGCGCGCAGGTCCGCCGGGTTGCCGTCCGGCGCGTTCCGGTTGATTGCCCGATCGACGGCCGCTGCGTTTTCGGTGCGGCGCGCGGTGAAGCGCATGGCGCTCGGGCCGGACTGACGGCCATATTCGAGATTGGCCAGCCCGGCGTCGCCGGTGCGGTCGGCGACGCCGTCCTTGAAGCCCGGTATCACCGCGTCAACCTGGGAGCCGCGCGTGATCGCGTCGACGAGCGGCTGCGTATCGACCGGCTTGCCTTCCACCTTCGGCAGCGTGTCGGCGTTGTTGGCGATGCGATCGACAACGGCTTCCGTGACGTTCTTGTTGCTGAACTTGTCGGGCTGGAAAATCGCCTGGGCGATGTCCTTCGCGGGGCCGCCAACCATGCGCGCCGCGCCGAGCCCGGCCGCGCCGCCGACCGCCCCGAGAATGTCCGCGGTGTTCGCCCAGGCGCCGTGCTCTTTCGCGCCGCCAGCGCGCGCCGCTTCGCTGGCGACGGCCGCGCCACCGCCAGCGGCAGCGGCCGTCGCCATTTCCTTGCCGGCGAAGCCCGCGGGGTTGATCGCCGCGGGCTCGACGAACATCCGCGCCAGCACCGGCAACTCGCGCGCCGCCTGCACGCCCATCCTGCCGGCGTGGATCGCCGCGCCGACCGGGAGCGCCGCAGCGCCGATCTCTTCGGCGCCGCGCGTCAGCATTCGCTCGGTGGCCGTGCTCGGCGGCCGGACGTCAGGGATTGCACCGTTGAGCCGCAACAGGTCGTCGAGCTGCGCCGAGCCGCCGACCGGCTTCTGGCTCACCGGCAGGCCGGTCCAGGACAAGCCCGCATTCACGAGGTCCACAGGCAGGCCGACGATTTTCGATAGGCCGCGCCGAATGCCTGCGGGCACATACGCCGCCTGGTCGGCGACGTTCGCGAGCGTCGTCCCGCCGCCCATGATGGCTGACTTGATCCGGTCCATGGTTGACGGCACCGGCGGGTTGGCCGCAGCGCTCAGCGCCGCAATGTCGGCCCCTGCGTTCGCATCCATGACTTCCGGCTGCTGCGCGAGCGTTCGGTTCGCGTCGGCGCCAACGCTCGACAGCGAGGGGCCGGCGAACCGCTTCTGCATCGCCGCGGCCATCGTGCCGCGATCGGTGCCGTCCGGAAACTCGACAATACTGCCGTCCGGCGCTTCAACCTCGATCATTCAATCTGCCCCGTTGCCGGATTGAAGCGCAGACGCTGCGGCGCACCCGACGCAGCGGCGGGCGGTGCGGCCGTGGGCGCGGGCGCGCCCTGCCCGATCCTCGCTGCGGTTGGCGAAGACGGCGCCAAGATGTTGCGCCGCCGCTCAATGACCGTGTCGAGCGCGTCGAGTGTCGCGAGCGTACGTTGCGCGTTGCCGGTCAAGCCGCCGTTCCCGAGTGCCCGCGCGACTTGCTGATAGCGATCGTTCGAGATCCGGCCGTTCGGGTCGAGCACCTTCGCGACTTGCGCCGTCAGAAGCGTTTCGAGCATGTTTGTCGCCGGAATGCTTGGGTCGAAATTCGCGAATTTCGCGACGATCTCGGGCGGCACATTGCCCGCAGCGATATCCGCCTTGATGCTCTTCATGTTGGCGTCCAGCAGCTTGCCAACTTCACCGCCCGCAGCGATCACGTCTTGCACCGTGCCGCGTATCGAGCCGACGAGGCCCTGCGAGCCGGGGTTCGTCACGATAATGCTGCGGAGCTGCTTCGACGTGTCTTGCGCCAGCGCAAGATCGACAAGCATACCGTCTACGTTGTTCTGCGTGCTGGCCCCGAGCCCCGTGCTCTGCTTGTCGCCCTGTAGGTTGGCCGAATAGGTCTGCGTACCTGGCGGCAGCTCTGCGCCGGTCTGCGTCTCCTTCCACTTCCCGGTGTCGCGGTCATACGCCGCCGTACCGGTGCGGCCATCCGGGGTCTTGAAGTTCGCAGTTTGCGCCGGCAGCGTATCCCGCTCGTAGGGGGTCTTGCCGACAGCGTCCGGCGTGAAAGTCACTACAGGCTTTTCGTCGGCCCCCACTACGTTCGTCGTGCCGACGCCCTGCATGACGATCGCGCGCTGTTCGTTCGGGCGCAGCCCGCCGATGATCGCGGCCTTCACTTCGCTGTCCGTCGGCGGCTTCGGCGCGCCTTCCACCACACTGCCGTCCGGCCGCACCGCGCGCTGACCTTGGTTGACGGTGACGTTGCCGCCGAGCGACTGCGGCAAGCCCGTGGCGGCCTGCGTCTGCTGCGGCAGGACGACAGTCTGGCCATCGCTCACGGTGATCGGCGTAGCGTACAGCCGCGACAACGCGCCATCGCTATTGATCCGCGCCACGTCCCGTTGCGCGCCGGCCGAAACATCCTGCCCCCGCCGCGTCGTCGCGTTGTTCTGATCTTGCGCATAAAAGCTCTGCACCGGCGCGTAGTTGCCGACGGCGATGTTCTTCCGGTCGAAATTCGGGTCGGTCGGGTTGGCGAACAGCTCTGCCAGCCGCGCTGCCTTCTCGCGCTCGGCGGCGCCCCTCACGTAGCCGAGCGTATCGCTGCCGCTCGGCGTTGCGAACGCGGACGCGAGATTGTCGAACGCGGACGCAAGCCCCGGGTCGAAGTAGTAACTGTTCCGCCTGATCGCCATGTCAGTGCCCGTACGTCAGGAAAGGTGACGCCCCCGAAGCGAAAACGCCCGACTGCGCGCCAGCCGTTGCCGCTGCCGGCGCGAGGGGTGCGAAGGTTCCGGACAGCCCTGCAGTCAGCCCGACCTTGCCGAGGCCGGCGAGCAGATCGGCGAGGCCTTTGTTCTGATCGCCAGCATGGCCGGCGGCGTCGAGTTCGAGCGCCTGCACGCCGGCCGATCCCTTCTTGTAGCCGCCGATTTGACCGATCGCGCCGGCGTCGCGCGCCTGCCCGCGGCTGATCGTCCCGAGCAGATCGCCGAAGGCTTGCAGATTGCCGCGCGCCTCGCCCTGTTGAAGGCCGAACATCCTCGCGATTTCCTGCCTGTTGCCGATCTCGCGATTGACGACGTCGGACGACGACGCCGGCAGCGCTGTTCCGGGCGTCACCTCCCCGCCGCCGACCGCGGAGCGGAACATGTCGGACAGCTTCTTCGCGCGGTCCACCATTTGCGTGTCGAAACCCGCGTAGCGCGCCAGCGCGCCGCTGTTGATGCCCGCGGCTTCCGTATCGAGCGCCTGTTGCCGCGTTCGCTCACCGTTCACCGCGGCAAGCCGCGCGCTGTTGACCTCGTCCTGCGCGTTGCCCGCGAACATGGACGACAACAGCGTTGTCCCCGCGCCAGCGCCTGCAAGCAAAAGCGGAAGCATCACGACACCTTTACGGAGCTGCCGGACCCGAACAGTCCGGTGTTGAACGGGGCTTTAACCACACCGCCGCTATACGCCTGCGCACGCTCGGCCGCCGCTTGGGCCCCGAGCGCGCTCGTGAAGTTCGCGAAAACTGAGCTGAGCGGGCTGAACGGCGTCGGCTGAGATAACGACTGCGCACGAGAGAGTGCGCTATTCACGGCCCCCTCGGTGTCGCCCGAGGCGGTCAGCATCTTGATCAGGTCGGCCCGCGCCGACTCGACATTCGACCGCGTTTCGTTGGCCGCGGCGTTCGCATTGTCGTGAACGCCTTGCCGCGCGGCGTCGAACGTTCGCTGAAATTCGGCCTCTTTTTCGGCCCGTGTAGAGCTGTCGAGCAGGTTCGAGCGCGCGAGCGAGAAGGTCAGTTGCTTCCGCGCCTCGCCCGCCTGTTGGTCAAGCTGCGGCAACGCGTATTTCAGGTACGCGTCGCGCCGGCCGTTGTAGAAATCATCGGTGAAGCCCCCGAAGCCCCCGTTGTCGAATGGAGCTGCTGGCGCGGCTGGCGTGGGGCCGCCCGCGGCTCCCCCGGTCGCAACGAAGGCTTTCGCGTCGCCGATCGACATCTGCGGCGCCGGCGCGGCGATCGGTGCATAGGGAGTACCGTCAAACATCGAATTGATGCGCGCGGTGCCGTCGCGGATCTTCGCTTGTCGCGCTTGCTCGTCCTGCCGCGCCTGTGCCGCGATCTGCGCCGAGTTGTCGCCGCCACCCTTCTTTGCCATCACGCGCCCCGCTTTCGCGTGACGAAGGCCCCCACGCGCTCGAAACCGAAATGGCCGAGCAGCCTTGTGGTTCTCTCCGTCGTCAGCCGGTTGTCGTTGCCGCCGGTGCTCTTGACCGCGCCGAGGCGGTCACTCCAGCGGCAAAACTCAGCTATCAGAAGCGCGGCGGCCCGAGTGCCGCGATAGTCGGGGTGCACGAACGTACCACACAGCGTTGTGAAAATGCCATCCGAGAAATCAAACGCCGATATCGTCGCCTGAAGGACGCCGGCCACCCTCCCGCGGTCATCGCAAAAGAAGAACGTCGGGGCGGCCGTGTCGAGGTACCGCCTGAAAGTCGCAGCCGCCGCCTGCTCGCTGAAGGGCTCGTCCGGATAGCTTTCCGCCATGGCCATTCGCGCCAGCTCGACAAACGTGCCGAGTTCTTCTTCGAGAGGCAGCCTAACGAACACTCAGTCCTCCCCCTGAATAGCGAAGCGGATAGCCGCCGCAGCAACTTTCTTGTAGCCCGGCCCGGCGCCGACGAACCGAAGCGAGATGTGAGTTGAGGCCGCGCGGTAAGTGATCGTCGGAACGCCGTACGTCGTGCGCGAAACGGTTGCGATCTTCTCGGACGCCAGCAGGTTCGTCGGATCTAGCCCGGCCTCGACGCGCCAGTCTCCGACGCACGCCACGTCGATAGCTGTGAAGTCTTTCGTCCGTGCGGGCACATCCGCGTCAAGATAGGGCGTCTGCAACTCCGGGGCCGTGTCGTCATAAACAAGCGCCGCGCCGAGCCCGCCGTAGCTATAGATCGTGTCTCCGGAGCGGATGAACACTTTCCGTTTCAGCACCTGGGCGTCGTTGATCTTGAACGGCGCACCGTTGCCGGCGGGCCTGTATGTCGACCACGCGCTGATTTTCGAGCCAGTGAAGAATGACAGAACGAAAATCTCGTCGGGGAAGAGCAACCAGAAACGGCCGTCGGACGGCTCGATCAGGCCGATAACCTCGCTCCGCTGCTTCTCTGACAGGCTCTGCAACTTCGCCACGACAAGGGGGTCAACCGGAATGCCGATATCCGACGTTGACGCGGCGTTCGACGCGTCGCGTGACCGCAGGGACCGAACGCCGCTCTCATCGAGGAAGAACAGATCATTGTCGCCGAATTGCGTCACGCTGCGCGGGAAGCGCGTGCCCATGTTGTTAAGGGTTTGAGCCTGCTTGTTGTTTGACGGGTCAGGGTCGACGTACCAGACGAGAATATCCCGGTTCGCGAACACAACGACGAAATTCAGATACTTCCCGAGCGCCTGAAGCGTCTCCGCGCCGGACGTCTCCGTCGACATATCGATGAAGCCGGCGCCGGTGTTGGTCGTCTGAAAACCAGTCGGAACCTTGACGCCAGAGAAGAATAGGCTGGGGCCACCAGTAACATACACTTTCGAGCCGACTGTCTTCGCGAAGGTGCCCGACTGGAACACTGCCCCCGGGGCCAGGCCGTTAGCCAGCACGATCCCTGACGAAGGAGAAACGACGAGCCCGCGGGCGAGCGTCGGCGTCACAGTGTAGCCGTTCGATCCGACACCCGGCGCCACGGCCAGGACATTGACCCGCGCCCCCACGGCCGTCGCCGTGTAGTCGGGCGTCGAAGAGTAGTTGTTGACCGCTTCGGCGATGGCCTGCGCGGTGTCCGCGTTGCTGCCGCGCCAGTCGACCGCGTCCCCGATGATCGACACGCCGTTGACCGTCAGATCGACCAGGGCCGACGGGAGCGCGATCTGGCCGCCCGACATTGTGCCGACACCCGTCACTGTCGCGTCGCCGCTAACTGTGACCGTGATCGGGAGGCCGTTCGCGACGGTGTTAGCGGCGGCCGACGCAATCAGGACCGTGACCCCGCTCGACGTCGCTGTGTAATCGGGGTTTGTGGCCGCCGCGTTGATCGCCGCGGCGATGGCCGCTGCCGTTGTTGCGTTGGCCCCGGTGTGTTGGACGGACCCAACGTGCAGCGCGACACCGTTTATCGCGACGGACAGGCGGTTGCTGACGCCGGCCGTGCCGCCGGACACCGTGAACGATCCGGTTGCGGGCGTCGCCGCTTGAATGCCGCCCGCGACGATCGTGAACGACGCCCGCGCGCGGCCGTCCTGCCAATCTGTGACCCGAGCGCCGTCGTAGAAGTGGTATTGCGACCCGTCAACATACTCCGCAACGACGTATAGCTTGCCGGCGAACATGTCGGCCGACATGACCCGGTGAAGCGCTGTTGCCCCGTCCGGATGCTGCAAGCGTTGATACGTCACACCCTTCGGCATGGCTGGCGCCGCGGCGTGGCCGAACACGTGGAGCCCCGTGCGGCCTACAGCCAGGCCGACGGTCTGCCCCGCCGGCAAGGTGTACTCCGGGACGAAAGCGGCGCGCTGCTCGAACTCGCCACCGCGGGTTATGTGGCCGTCAACGGCGCGGATCGCGAACCCGCCGGGCAGTGCCTCCGGCATACGCCGAGCGTCCAGGCCACCTTTGAAGTCGCGCAGCCAGATCGTGCTCATGCGTTGCTCGGCGGCCGGTATTGCCCGACGAACATGCGCCGCGGCTGAGCGATATCGCCGAGCCCGAACACCTTGAATTCGCGACGAGGCGTCAGCTCACCTTTGAGCCTCGCCAGGCGCTTGTTCGCCATGTTGAGCGCGACTTTTCCCGCCTCTGTCATCCCGAGGTGTTTCGCCGCGGCGTACAGATAGATTAACTGATCGTCGATATCGCAACGGTCGCTGCCGGCCACGAGCGGGCGCAGCGGGCGGATGCCCCCAACCTTGATGTAGCCCTCTTGCGAAGCCAGCACGCCGTTAGCGTCCGGCACCGGCCAAATCTCGATCTGCTCGCCTTCGTAAATGCGCCAGCGCCGCGCGGGCGACGCGCGCTGATCGAGCGCGCTGTCGTGCGCCGCATAGTGATCAGCGTCGATGCCGGCGTCCAACCTGCGCCATCGGCCGTCAACCTTCACCTCGATCAACTCAATGCGGTCGATCAGCATGTCGTTCTTGACGTCATAGAACCGCTGACCGGCTTGCAACTGATATAGACGCTCGATGCGCAGGTGCGGCCATGTGAAGTCCTCCCACAACCATTCCTGCGTCGACTGGAGCAGCGCGACCTGTTGATCGCGCGCCCCGGCGTTATGCGCGGCGCTCGGTGATGCCTTTATCTCGACGCGGAACTTGTCGAGAAGTTTCGTCAGTGTGACGTCGCGCATAGTTCTGGCCTTCAGTCCATGATGCCTTGACCGTCGTCCATGTCACCGATCCCGTCGTCACCATCGTCGGCCTCGCCGCCGCTTTCCCCCTGCGTCGCGGGTTGCGCCTTTGCCGGCTGCGGCGCCTTCTTGCTTCGTCGCCCCTGCGCTTTATCGGGCACGACTTCGGCCGGCTCTGCGCGGGGCTTCGCCCGGCTGGTCGGCTTGAAGAAGCTCTCGTCCAGATCCAGCTCGTCGAGGCGCTCGAACACGCGCGCCGCGACGCCGGGAAATAGGTTGTCGACAACCGGCTTGTCATCGGCGAAGCGCGCCCGGCCGTAAATGCCGATAAGACGCTCGCGTTCCTGCCGGTGTGTGCGATCGGTCTCGCCGGTCGGCTCAACATCGTTGACGGCCGCCTCCCCGTGGATAGCGCGGAGCACCGCGATCTCCGCGGCGGTGACGCCCCATTTCATGACCGTGTTGCCGTCGTCGCCGCCGATCGACAGCAGAATATTTGCGGTTTCCATATCGAAGCCTCCGAAGGTTTGGGCGCGGTGAAGTGAGTAGCGGGGCCGAAGCCCCGCTGTCGCGGTTAGTAGTTGAAGTCCTGATTGAGACGGACACGGACGAACAGCACGCCCTCACCTTCGGCGAAGGCGGTCACACCCGACGCCTTGAGCGACAGCTTGCTCGCCGGCGTCAGCTTGTTGTTGCCGGTGATCGCCGAGCCGGCGATGACCTTGCCCAGCGGCGTAGCGGCGGCCGACGTCAGCGCGACGACGCCGCCGGTCACGTCAGTCGTGTCGATCTCCAGGTTGAGCGACGCAGCCTTCCCCGCCGTCGTTACGGGGTCGGTCGTGACGAACTCGGCGTATTCGAGTGCGCCGAATACGCCCGGGCGCATTTCCGTGACGACGTCGCCGTTAGCGACTTTCGCGAGCTTGAGCGGGAATTGCAGGAAGATCACCTGATTGCCGTCCTGCTGGTCGGCGTTCACCGCCAGCCGCGTTCCGGCGGGCCAGGTGTAGCCGCTCTGGTTGGTGATCGTGATGGCCGCGGCGCCGAACGAAAACGCGACGCCCGCGCCGGCAGCGATCTTGTCGTTGTCGTTCAACATGACGTAATGACCGGAGCCGGCGTTGCCGGCGTTGTAGTTGTTCTGCGACGTTCCGGCCGGGTAGCCGATATCGACGGTGGCGTTGTTGGCGACAGCGCTCGCGAGCACCATCGCGTTCGAAGACGATCGGTTAGACGGCATAGCTGGTGATCCTTGATTTGAGAGGGACGCGTATCGACGGGCGCACCGGCGCCCGCCGTATCACGCTGTCTTACTTGATATCGTACACCGCGGACGTGTTGAGCTGCTTGGCGATCAGCACGCAGGTCGTAGAAATGCCGTTGTACATCACCATGCGGTCATACGGCCGGGCCGGCTTGTGCTTGCTCATGCGCTTGCCGTTCAGGTAGAGCAGCCGCAAACCGGTGCGCCCCATGTCGAGGACATACATGCGCTTCGACAGGCCGATATCGTCGAGCGTCGGGTCCCACTCGATCGGGATCTGCTTCCATTCCACCGCGCCTTGGCTTCCGTCGACCTTTCCGCCGAGCCCGTTCGTGGTGTAGTAGCCGTTGGCGCGCATTTCCTTGCGGTACGCCGCGATGAAATCCGAGCCGGCGAACAGCTTGTAGCGCGTCGAGCCCTTGCGGTACTTCGAGAGCAACAGCCATTCTTTCTCCAGGAACTCGATCAGAGCCCCACCGTTGGCCGTTGCCGACGTGATCGCGTCCTGCCCGCCGGCCAGCCCGTTCACGACGGTCGCCGCCCGGTTGCGCCAGTACGGGTTGGCGACGCGCGACAGACTGCCGGTCATGCCGGCGGCGGGCACGTCGAGGATGATCGACTGAATGCCGGCGAAGGCTTTCGCGTCGGTCGAGCCGTCGCTGTGCAACAGACGATCGAAGCTGAACGCGAAGTCCTCGCCGAGCGTTTCGTTCTTCTCGTCGAGAAGGTTGGCGAGCGCGTGATCCTCGCGGCCATCCATCGGGCTCGTCGACACTTCGCCGTCGTCCTCGACGATATCGATGCCGTCGATCTTCAGCTCGGTATGCGTCACCTGCTGGCCGATGAAGTGCTCTTTCCACGGGAATTTCGCCCGCTTGATGCCGACCGGATTGTAGTAGCTGAGCTGGTCGTCGCCGGTGTAGCCAGAAAGCGAACCGCCGCCCTGGCCCGACTTGACGCCAAAGCTCACGTAGTCCTTGCCGCCCGAGAATTTGCCGGCTGCAGCATTGAATGCCTGCAGCATCGGCTTGTTCGCGACGTTCTGCACCCAAACCTTGCCCTTATCGATAAAGGCTTCGAGCGTAGCATTGTTGATGTTCGCGATTTCTTCCGCGGTAAACGCCATTGGTCCGTGACCCTGATTTAGTTCGTGACGCGCCGATTAGCTCGAACAATGTCGAGCGTTGACTTCGGCGCCTCGCGAACAGTGCCTGCCTTGACCCCGCCCGTTACGGGACGCGTGGCTGGTCTCTTCTGCGACTGCTGCGCGGCGGCCGGGAGGACGAACGTTGAATTGACGGCGTCATAGGCCTTTTTGAGCTGGGCCTTGACGCCGGCTGCGTCCCTCGGCTTGCCTTCTGCCATCTGAAGAAATGCCAGTTCCCGGAAAAGCGCGGGCTTTTTTGCAGCGAAGTTCGGGTCTTTGGCGGCGCGGTCCGCTTCCCACGTGTCGGCGGCGCCGGTCAGGTCTCGAACGCGCTGGGCGTCCTGGTCCCTCTGTTGCCGCTGCTGATCGAAGCTCTGCCGGCTCTCGTGCGACTTCGACTTCGCACGCTCGCGACTGATCTCCATCGCCGTATCGTGGGTTAACTCACCCTTTTCGACACGCTGACGCAGATCGTCCGGCAGGATTTCTCCGGCCGCGACAAGCAGATCCTGCAACCACGGCTTCAGCTCCGCGAATGCGCCTGCCGGGTCCACCTTCGCACGAGCGAAGGCGGCAAGGGCGTTGGCGGCTTCGTCCGCCGAGAGGTTGTTCGTGTCGAGATAGCTCTGCACGTTGCGATAACGGACAGCATCTTCCCGAAGCGAATTCTTCTCGGCGATCAGCGCTTGAAAACGTGGGTGCTTGTTGAACGGGACGTCGGAATAATCGTCCGGTTCAGTGGTAGCAGGTGCGCCGGTGTCTTCCCCGGCTTCGTTGACTTCGGCTGACGAGGCCGCATCGGCTGACACTTCACGATCGTTGACCACGTCACGGACAACATCGAGAAGGCCAGCGTCTTCGTCGGTCGCGTTGGACGAGGTCGCGATTTCGCCCTCGCCGCCCTCGGGCGGGTTGGTCGAGGCGTCCAGGGTTTGGCCGTCGGACGAGCCCGGCTCTTCAACGTCGTCCGTCAAATTCGAGATTTTCATAAACCCCTCTACGGTTTGGTGCAGCAAAACGTATCCCATTGACCGCGTTGTATCAAGTCATTGAATACAAACAGATCACACGCGGTTATTGCCCATTGGCGCCTCACTGCCCGGTTGGACTTCCGACGGCCCCTTCGGCGCGTTGCTAGCCCCCGCCGCGCCCTGCGCGCTCGGGTCGTTTACCGCGCCGGCTGCGCTGGGCTGCGCGTTCTGGTTGAGGGCCGCTATCGACGGCATACCTTCAACGAGCGCCTCGGTCAGATCCATGCGGTCATCGAGGCGGCGCAACGTTTCCTTCGCGAGCCAATACGGCTTGATCGAACCCATCTGGATCAGCAGCGGCAGTATCTCCCTCCAGTTCTTGATCTCGATTGCCTGGTTCGGCTTGCCCATCGAGCCGGCCTCGATCTCAAGATAGATTTCGCCGGCAATGTCAGCGAGCGACATCTGCGGCCAGACCGCACCCGGGCCGACGATCTGCTTTACCTGCTCTTCTGACATTTCGCGGAGCAGTATCTGCCCGGCCGCGCGGGCCAGGGTGGACATGAAGCCGTCAAGGTCGTCCACGCTGGAGCTGTCGGCCGTGCTGGTGCTGCCGGCGGCGATCGCCGCCTCGGTAGCGCTCGAACTCGACACGCCGCCAAGCTGGGCTTCCTGAGCGCCGACGACGAGCTGGGCGTCACCGAAGCTCTCCCCCGTGTCGTAGAGGTTCGGGTCGACGCCGGGCACTGGCATAGCCTGCAGCACCTTTGAGATATCGGTGCCGGGGTCCATGTTGAGCCCGATCGCGTCGTAAGGTTTCATTTTCGAAATCTTTTTGACGTCTTCTTCCTCGAACACGCCGTTCGGGAAAACCCAGCGTGGCCGCCGAGCTTCCCGGTGCTCGCGTTTGCCCTGCCGCGACCTGTTGTGCTCATTCTGCATGTCGCTCAGCAGGTGCACGTCCGACGGCGGGAAAAGTTCGTCCTCACTCTCGACCGCGTTGAAGGTCAAAGCAAACACCGGCCAGAAGTCTTCAACATACACGTCCGGCGCTGCCGGCTCGCGCAAGAACGCGTCGTGGCCGTCCGCCACGAAATAGACCAACCCGCTCGGCTTGTCGTAGTGCTTCCACACACGAACGAGGCCGTCGGACGGGCCAGGCGTCATGTCGCCGCCGTCCTCGTCGAACACCACGCCGACAGCCTCCCGGTAGGCCTTGCCGTCGGCCGTGTACGGGGCGAACTTCTTCAAATCGACGTCGAACAGCTCGCGGACCTCGTCGACGGTGTAGTCGTACTCGAGCGTGAGGTGGCGCGCGCCGATGAAGCCTGTCAGGGTTTTGCAGAGCTGGTCGGGGATCACCTTCGTCGAGCGCGGGTAGTCGAAGATCAGGCCCTCGCGCATGACGATCTCGGGCTCGCTCTGGAGCGCCGCGACTGACGCCTCCAGCTCGGCCATCTCCGCGTCTGCGCTCTCGATCTCGCCTTCAGCCGCGCGCTCGGCGAGCGTGCGCAGATGGCCGAGGCGCGCCCGCGCGTCAGCGAGCCTCTCGACGATACCCGGGCGCGGGCCGTATTCCCGCTGAAACCCCAGCTCGACGTAACCAACGCCCGTCGTGCATGTCCGCCGCACGAGCTGCTTGGCGCCGGTCTTGAAGTCGACCGGCTTCTGCTCCTTGAGCGCCTTCGCGTAGAGGATCTCCAGCGTCTTGCCGATTTTGTCGAGCTGTTTCCGCCGCTCCAACCCCTGTTGGAAGTCCTCCAGCAAGGCGCTCGCCGCCATCGCTTCCGGCGGCGGCTGGTAGGGCTCCAGCGGCGGACCGCCGTTGTGACCCATCATCACCGCCGCGCCGAGCGGGTCTTGCACCGCTGCGGCGACGAGTTGCTGTTGCGCCTGCGCGTGCATCTGCTCGGCGATCGCGCTCTGCTGCATGACTTGCACAGCCTGCGCGAGCGTGTCGGGCGTCTCATCCCACAGCGCAAACTCCAACCGCTCGGCGCGGCGCGCGGTCGCCTTCGGGTTCTTCGCGTAGAGCGTCGCCGTCTTCTGCTTAACGTGGCGCCCGGCGATGTTCGCTTTGTAATTATCCTCGCTCCAATTTTCGTCGCGGCCCCACATCGCGACGAACATAGCGTGCCTCATCCGCTTGAAAGCCGGAGCGTGCTTCAGCTTGTCGGATTTGATCTTCCTTATGATCTTGTTGACCAGCGCGCGTTCGCTCTCGGCTGGCGTCTTCTCTTCGCCGCGTGCATCCGCCTCCGGCTCGTTGTCGTCCGGCACGTTGTTCGTCAAGTTGATCGGCGCCACCGCGTCACCGTCGAGAAGAGACATCTAAAATCCTCCGGCCGCTTGCTCGGCCTCACGCTCTTTCGTCCACCTGTCATGCTTCTTCATCCACGCCATCGTGCCGTACGCTGGCTCGCCCGTCTTCGGCTTTGCAACGCTTGGTTTGGTCTGGCTCTGCATCCCGCGCCCGATCAGGCCCAGCACGTCAGCCCATTCGTCGTGCAGCCCGTTCGGGAACGCGAGCAACTCGTTGATCGCTCGCTCTACCCAAGGCTCACCCTTCGGCCAGAACACCTTGCCCATCGCGAAGCGCCCGGCGATCGCCTGCGCGCCGGCTACCTTGTCGCCGATCGTCGGCACCTCGCGGATGTTGATGTACGTCTCGCGCTCCATCATACGCTTGCGCAGGAACGGCCCGATCGACTTCGTGATATGATCCCGCCCGGCCCACCAGAGCAGGGGTTTGTGAGCCTGCGCCATGTCGAGCATCGCTTCGACGACAACGTTCGTCGGCTGCTTCCGCCAGTAGCAACTCCGCACGTAGATATTGCTTTGCGCGTCGATGCTGAACGCGGCAAGCAGCGTCGGATCGTTGCGTTGGTTCTGGCCGAGCGCGTGATCCGATGCGCAGTAGTTGCGCAGGTTTTCCGGCAAGTCTTCGGGGCGCCAATAACGGACATCGTCGCGCTTGAACAGATCGCCGTCCAGAACGCTCGGCCTCCCCTGGTAAAGCGCGGAAAACCCGAGCGGGTCCAACGCTTGCTGCTGGCGCAGGAAGTCGAGATTGAATTGATCCGGGCCGTCCGGCCACAACGCCTCGCCCGGCTCGCGGCCGAGCGGATCGCCCTCTTCGGCGATCGCCGGCATACTGATAATCTTGATGCCCTTCGCGATTTCGCGGTTGTAGTGCGGGTTCTCCGGGTCTGTGAGCCGGCCAATCGGGTCGTCCGAGTGCCAGCGAGTGAACGTCAGGATGACGAGCTTCCGGCCCTGCCGGCGCGTCAGCGCAACACGCGTCAACCAGTTCCACGCCTGATCGCGGATCGCCTGGCTGGAGGCCTCCTTGTCGTCCTTGATCAGGTCATCAACGATCAGGATATGCGCGCCGCGGCCGGTCAGCGCGCCGCCGCGGCCGACGAAGAACAACAGCCCGCCCTCGGTCGTCTGCAGCCGGTCCTTGGCCGCGCCGCCGCGCGTCAGCTTCACGTTCGGAAACACTTGCTTGTAGGCGGGGGAGTGCATCACAGCGCGGACATTCGCGCCGAAGTCGGCGGCGAACTCGTCACTGTATGTCGCAACGACAACGTTCTCGCGCGGGTGGCGGCCCGCGTACCACGCCGGCAGCTTTCGTGACACCTGCTCGCTCTTGCCGTGCCGCGGCGGCTCGACGAGGATCAGAAACGGGATGTTCCCTTTCTCGACCTCTTCGATGGCGCGCGCTGTGGCGTCGTGATGCCGGGCGTTCTTGTAGCTCGACCGGTCCGGGTCGTTCGGCGCTTCCGGATCGGGCGACGTGTACTTGATGAACGGCATAAAGCGGTCGCGCGCTTCGAGCGCCTTGGCCTGGCGCCGCAGCAACATGACCTGGCTACGAAGTAGCGTTTCCTCGCGATCCTCGGGCGTCTTGTGCGCCGGATCGACGAAATCGAACCGCTTTCCTGTCTTCGGGTCTATGGCGGTTTTCCGCGGCATTGGCAGTTACTTCGCCACGATCATGGTCTTGACGCGGTCCCACAACGTAAGCACGCCGACAGCGATGCCGAAGAGCATCGCGCTTATGAACCAGCCGACCTTGCCGAGCAGTCGCGACGCCGAGATAAACGAAATGCTGTATTTCAGCAGCTCTATGTCGTCCTTCGACGCGCGCTCCAGCCACTCCAACGTTTCGGGCTTGGCGTTGCGCAACAAGTCCTTCGCCTCCGGCCGAAGGTCAAACCAATCGTCGGCCGCCTCAAGGATGTTCGCCACGCGCTGGTCTGTCAGGCAAACGAGAAACGCCTTTTGTGCCTCTGTTAGTTCCGTCAGCTCGGCTGGCAGCGCACTCGACATTTATCTGACCTTTCGCGTCACTGCGGACGCTATCGCCGAAGCGACGCCGCCGATCGGTTGGCCGGTGATCGCGGTTTGCCGCTCGTTACTGCCGGTCCACACGTGGACGCCGAGCACCCCGAAACGCACGCCCCACCACACGGTCAAAACCGTCGCCGCAGCCAACAGATCGGCGACCTTGCCGGTCCAGATGCACCACATCATGAGCGCGGCCCACGCTGGGCACTCGACCGTCAGCTCGTAGGCCATGATCGTTCGCCAATGGCCCCACCACTTATTCGGTGAAGCCGCCATAACCCGGGCTTCGGCGCGGATCGTCTCGTTGACTTCGCCGATCTGCGTCTTCGCGACGTCGGCTTGCGCCTCGATCACGCGCGCCAGATAGTCCCACTTCGCCGCGGCGTCGCTGTTGGCTTGCGCGAAGGCCGATCTCGCCGCCTCCGGATCAGCCTCGATCGTCGAGCGAACCGTCGCCTCGGACACGTTCGGCGCGAGCCCGAGCGCGCGCTTGAGGATCTGGCCCGCCTCGCCGGCGAGGCCCGGGACGCCGAGCGCCGCGCCGAGCACCGGCGCGCCGAAGTCGATCGCAAGGCCGACAGCCCACCCCCAACTCCCAAGATTGACCGCCATGTCAGGCCACCACTTCCTGGGCGGGCTTCCGCTTCCGCGCCGTTTTCTTCGCCGCTGGCTTCCGCGCGCGCACCGCTGACTTACGAGCTTGCTTAGGCGCCAGCTCTGCCTCGGGCGCCGACGGCAAGCTGAACGCATCGTAACGCGCCTGCGCCTCCGATGCGGTCGACGCGAGCTGCGGCCGCGCGGCAGCTTTTCGCTTCCACAACCGCCAAACAGCCGCCGCGCACACGGCCGCCGCGACGGCCGCCGCGACGGCCGCCGCGACGATCAACCACGCTTCCCAGCCCCAGCCCTCGTGCGCGCCTTTCGTCACCGTGGCCGAGACGGCCGCCGTGGCCGTGGCCGTGGCCGTGGCCGCTGCAACGGTGGTCGTGGTCGCGCCGACGCCGAGTTTCGCGGGGTTGGCCGCGAAGACGCGGCGCTGCGCCTCGATCCAGTCCGCATCGGGTGCCGGATATGGCTTTCCAGCCTCATGCCACGCCTGAGCTTTCAGGAACGCAACCCCCGAAGGCCCGCTCCAAAACGCATCGTTCATAACCGTGTTTTCGGTCAGGCCGGGGACGCGAGCCTTGCAAAACGCGATGTAAGACGGCACCTCGTTGTGACCCGACCAGATCGCGATGGCGTCGGCGAAGCGCTTGTTGCGATAGTTCTTCGACGTCCGCCATAGATCAAGTTGCGCGCAGATACCTTGAACGTAGGTCGGAAACACGGCGATGTTGTTGCCCTGCCCTTTGCCGTCGTTCAGCGTGACGGCGCGCTTTTGTGCGCCCCACTTGATAGCAATGGGGCTTCCCCACATCGCTCCCGGGTTCTTGTAGCGGATCGACGCCGGCTCTAACTTTCTCATAGCTTCATCTCCGCATTCAGGAAGGTTGTCGGCTGCATGTTGTTGTGAGCCGCGCCACCACCGCTCTCCGACGTGGTGAACGAATAGGTGAAGTAATGCTGGTGATCGATATTAGCTGGCGTCGTGTCGTAGACTTGTAGTTCTTGCAGCCACCACGTATAGCCGCCGCCGTCTGCGGTTCCGCCTCTGAAAGGCCTGTTGTAAGCGTGGGAGTGCGAAGTATTTCGATCCATAGTATCGGTGTAGCCGGCGCCGCCGCCGGTGTGCGAATGCGACGGCGCTTCCTGAAGGGTCAACAGATGGTTCTCGGCCCCCACGACTGCCCCCATCGCGCGCGGCGTAAGCCCGGCTCCGGAGCCGGCGACGCCGATGGCGCGCCCGAGCGTCTTCGGGAGCACAAGCCTGCGATGAGCGGCGTAGTCCGCTTCCGCCGACACCCCGCGCGCGACTACGCTGCCGCTGCTATTCTGCAGTGTCAGGCCAATCGGGAGGGCGTACATCAAGGCGAACAACGCCCAGGTGTCACCGTTTGCGCGGGTCGTAGCGCCCGAGGCCCCGTCGCCGATCGAGCCGTCGTTGATCATGATCCAACCGGCCTCGGCCACGCTCTGGTACGTCAAGCGCACGCTGCCGGTGCGCCACGCCGCGCCGCCGACGGTCGTATCCACATAGCGCTTCGTCGCCGCGTGCAGCGCTACCGTCGGGTCCCCGGCGAGCGTCAAGGGGCCGGTCAACGCACCGCCGGAGCGCGGCACGCCGCCGATATTCGCGAGCGCCGCCGCCGGGTCGTCGACGTCGGACAGGTTTTGCGATCTCAGCATGTCGCCCGAACCGGTGCCGCTCGGGCCGGGCGGACCTGCGGGCAATTCGGCGATCAGCAACCACAAACCCGCCGCGAGATCCGACGCGAAAACCCCGGAGGTGTGCGCGGTGGTCGATCGATACAGCTTGCCCAGCAGAACAACGTTCGCCCCCGCCACGTAGGAGACACCCGCCTGCCACGCGTTCGCCGGCGCGAGCCCGGCAACCTGCAACCCCGGCGACAAGCTGTCGTAGGAGACAATGCCGTTGTTCAGCGCTCCGTCGGCTCGGATGGCTTTCTGCACGAAAGCCGCCACATTCTCGATGCTGGCCTGCAGCCCCGCCAGGTCGTCGTCAACCTGCGCGCCCGGAAACCCGCTGTTCCCTTGGGCTAGGCTGAAATCGGCGTAGCTGTAAGCTATGCTGTAGACTTCCGGGTATCCGACCAAGGCGAGACCATCGTTTTTGTCTGTTCCGTCGCAATACATAACAGAACGACAAGACAACGCAATCGACCCTCGATCGGCGCGGCCTGGCCCGGGCTAGTTCGGCCAGGTCAGGGCAAGGCCGCCGCCTGTGCCGGTAGTGCCCTGCTGCCTGGTCTTGACCGCAGCAATGTCAGACGTTGCGGCGATGCAGTTGCGTGATCCGCCGCACTTGAGCGTCACGTTATCAGCCACGAGGTAGTCCGAATTGAGCGTCGAGAGTTCCTCGTCGTGCGCGTAGATAACCGCATCGAGGCTGCTGACGTTAGCAATGAGGCCGTCGACAACAACGTTGACAGCCATATTGGCTGAACGGGCGCCGACATAAATCAATCTGGACGTCGAGACCGTGTCGTCGTAGCCGAGCTGGCTGTCTATCGTGATGTTTCGGAATATGAAGTTGCATTTTTGCTTTAGCGTGTTCCCGGGCGACAGGCGGATAAGCCCGTATGCCAAGTTTCCGTAGTGAACTATAAATTTGATGTTTTCGAGCGTGAATGTCCCGCCCAAGAACTCGGACCCGTAAACGGCGCTGCCGTTCGTGTCGCCCGGCATTTGCCTGATGATCGAATTTCTGGCGCTGACATTTTTCCCGGCAAGGACAAGGCCACCATCAAGTACGCAATTGTCGTAAAATATGCTCTCGACGCTGCCGTGCATATCGGCAGCACCGATGCCGTTGCTTGCATTGCTAAGCCTGGTGTTGACGATCCAAATGTAACGATTTGGACCGGCTCCAACCTCTTCGCGCTGCCCGAGAGCAATCGCGTGGCGCCCGGCGGCCGGCGATCCGCCGTCATACGTAAAGTTGGTGCAGCTATTGAGCGAGACGCCGTACATGCCGCCAGAAGTCGAGCTGTTCGAGCACGACACCCCGGAGAGCTTACCGTCAAAGCAACGGTCAATCTCGATCGCAGAGTAGTCTTTTGCCTTGAGTTCAACGTTTCGGATGTCGACGCCGCGAGCCCACAGCACGTAGACGATAGCTTCCACGGCCCCGCCCGTTATTGTAAGGTCGGACATGGAAAACGATATCGGATTGACCTTGTACATCGCCGTGTCTGACGGCGTGTAAAGGTCTGACGGGCGGCCGAATATCTTCACGTCTGTCGCGTTTGTAACGTTAGCGACTGTGAAGAACTCAGCCTGAGTGTAATTGCGCGCCTGTCCGGGGCGGTTAGAGTCGAAGAAGCTGTTCGCACCCGGCTTGAACGCAAGAAACAAGTCGTTCGGTGCAAGGCTGTGCGCGGACGAGAACGCCGCGTAGTCTCGTTCGGTGCGCATGTAAGAGCTAAGCGTCGGCAAAGCGCTGATTGACCCGTTGAACTGAAAACGAGCTGCGGCGTTGCTGAAATTGAGGACAGTGATCCCCTTCCCGTCTCCCGTGATTACTATCGAAGTGGTGCGCGGATCGGGGGACGTATCAATGCGGTACAACCCCGCGGGGAAGCGCAGCCATTTGACATCGGCCGTGCCGAAAATCCGGCTGATCAACCCGCCAGCGTCAACAACGCCGGTGGGATCAACGCCCCACCACGTCGCGATTGCGGGGCCGCTGAACACGCGCACCCACGCGCCGCTCGCGCCCGTAGGATCGAATGACGGTGCGACATAGAGCCCTTGAGATAGGTCGGAGGCAACCTTCGACGCCAGATTTTGCCCGACCCACTTGAAGCGACCTTCGCGCCCGGCTTCCATCAATTCAGCCGACCGATATGTCATAACGCTGGCAGGCAGGCCCGCCAATTCCGTTCGACCATTGACGATCGCCCCGACGCCGAGGTTATTCCGAGCGATTGTGTAGTTGGCAAGATCCGATAAATTCGCGGCCGAAAACATGTCACCGCTGCCAGGATCGCCAGCTAGGCTGATAGTCCAAGCCGCAAATGTGCCGCTACCGGCAAAACGCGTGACGTTAATCGTCATCGACGGGCCGATATACTCGGTGCAAATACCCTCCATGTAGTTAGCAGCACCGGCGGCCGGCGTGAGGCGCACGCGCGAACCATACACGTACGCGAGACCGGCCTGCGTCGTCACGGTCTTTACGCCGGGTTCGATCGTAAGGCTGGTGCTTGATGTTGCTGCGTAAGAGGCGCCGACCGGGCCGATCGCCCCGGTGTCCCCCTTCGGCCCGGTCGCGCCGACGTCACCCTTCGGTCCGACCGGGCCGAGCGGCAGCGCGAACACGAACTGCCAAAGCCCAGCCGCTAGATCAGCGGCGAAATTCGCTGACGCCGTATGCAGCGCGCGAGAGCGATAGAGCCCGTCGTTCACGACGGCAGGCTGGCCGGCAGCGAAGTTCACCCCGGGTGCCCAACCGTCGGCCGGTATCAGCCCTGCCGTCTGCAGCGAGGGCGCCAGGCTGTCATAGGTGACGACGCCGTTGTTCAGCGCGCCGTCCGACCGTATGACGCCCTGCATGAAGGCGGCCACGTTCGCGATGGTTTGGCTCAAGCCCGCCAGGTCCGCGTCAATACGCGTTCCGGGGAACCCGCTGTCGCCCTGCGCGGCCGAAAAATCGGTGTAGCTATAGCTCGGACTGTAAAGTCGTGGATACGGCACGCCCTGCCCTCATGTCCATCGTGTCACGAGACATATCAGACCATTGATTACAAGAAAAGGCCGCCGCGGAGGTGTCCGTGGCGGCCAAGTCAGTGCGTGGGAGACAACATGGCGAGTGACCGGCGGGTTCGCAACCTGAGAAGCCGGCCACGCGGTCAACGTATCGCCGTGTCTGTCACCCGTCAACGGCCTGAATTACGCCACCACCGGCATTTTGGGCGGCGGGTTCTGGATCAACCAAATCCGGCCGTGGTGCAGCATCATGAGGAACTGCGCCTCGGCGAGATCGTCATCGCCTTCGGGCAACATGATCGAGTAAGGCACCGTGCCGTCCTTGGCCCGGATGCAGAACATCCGCGGCGCACTGCTGTCGAACGGGATCACGCTCACCGACGGGACCTGTTCGACCAGCTTCCTCGCTGTCTTCCAATCCATTCACCGCCTCCGTGCAATTTTGCGGCGCGAGGACGGCTTGAACTTCCCGCACCAACTGTCGTCGAGGCCAACAATCGGGAAATGTGACGCGCCGGTTGCGGGGAAGACAGTCGGCGGGTTGAAGCAGCACAACGCGACGGCCACTTCCTCCCCCTGTGCGTTCTTCCCGGTGCCTGGGAGCGCCCTAGCATACACGCATCGGGCGCATGACGGCTTTGCTTCGGCCATGTCGTCAGTGCTTTCGCGACATGGCGGCCACGATCGCCTTGAAGACGTGGTCCTTCGCTTTCTGCCCGGGCGGCAATCGAGCGTACGGCACGAAACACGGATGCGTCTTCGCCTTGGCGTCCTTGGCCGGTCCGTAGCGCCAGCCGGTCGCGCGCTTCTCTTCGAGCCAACTGTCATGGTTGGCGCTCGGCGGCGCGCTGGGGTTGGCGATACAGAATTGAACACCCGCGATCGCGCTCACACGTTGCCATGCCGGGGCGTCGGCCCATGCAGGTTGGGTGTGATCGCCGAACGCCTCGCAAAGCGCCCGGTTCGCCTCGTGGCAAACCTCTGCGATCCTGCGCGGATCGGTCGTTGCGCTCCGCGGCTCGCAGCCGCCGGCGGGCAACCCCTCGTGCTCACTCATTGCGTTGTCCTCTCGCGTTGATGTCCTGCATGTATCTCATGAGTGACATACACCGTCAAGGTGAACGCCAAGCCCGGCGGCGTCTCGTCGCCTCGGCGTCTTGGCCGTCTCGGCCGTTTTCAAATTCGGATTTCGAGCGCAGCCCGAATTCGGATTTTGGGGCGCGATTTTGTGTGAGCACCCGACGCCGTCTGCGTTTTGGCGGGCAAACCGTCCCCCAGGGGCCAGCCCGGCCGCAGGCCGGTGCCGAGCCGCGTCGCCGACGCACCCCGCGTCCGATCGGGGTGTAACGATATCAGCGATGTTCACGCAACGCCCAATTTACTTAGGTTTCTGCGCGGATCGCCACCAGCTTTGCGCGCGGCCCTGCGCGCAGTCAGTCGAACACGTCGCCCGCTTCAACCTCGATCGCTGCGGGCTCGTGCTCGATCACGCGCGCCGCCGCCATGCGCTCGGACAGCAGCCGTTCCGCTTCTGCCAGCAGGCCGCGGATCTTCTCTGCCGGCATTTCAGCGAGGTCCGCCTCACTAAGCGCGTTAGCGCCCGCGATACCTGATAGCTGCACCAGGCTTTTCGCCGCCATGCCGCGCGTCGAACCCTTCTGTTTCTTGTCCTGGGCAAGCTCGATCAGCACGTCAACGCCGATCTGCGCGCCTTCGGTGCGCAAGCGGTGTTGCGCCTGCCGCCTGATTTCCTCCTGCACTTCCGGCCGCTGCAGCGTTTGCGACGAACGCACCGCAGGTTGCGCGTAGCCGGCCTTTGTCGCCGCATACAGCTTATCGCCTGTCCGCGCCATTTGCTTCGCAAACTCCCGCTCCATCGGCGTTAACCGCCCGTTCTTCAACGCCATTTCTCACAACTCCAATCCCCCGAATTACCCCATAGGCTTGTAAGCCGTTGAATTACTCCAGAAATCACCGTTTACACCCTACGCCTTTGATCTGCAAATTTTGTATCTCACACCACTTGACCACGGCATACAAATGACATACGTAAGGCATACGGCAATCACGCCGCTGAACACGAGGTTTCCCCAATGGCTCACAATATCGACATGACCAACGGCCGCGCCAATATCGCCTATCTCGGATCGCGCATGGATGTGTGGCACCGGCTCGGGCAGGAAATGCGCCCCGGTATGTCGACCGCCGACTGGTCGCGCGGCACCGCTGTATCAAATGGCGCAAGACAGTGAGGTGCAAATGCCCAACGGTTGGACGCTGCTAATCGGCTTCGCCGGCTCATTCGTCATCTTTGCTTTCATCATCTGACACGTAAACCATAGAGGTAACCTACGATGCTACGTTTCAACGCTAACTTGTTCCGCATAGCCATGCTCGCCGCTTCGAACGAGGAAACGAGATACTACCTCAATGGCGTTTTCGTCGAACCTCAGAGCGGCGGCGGTGTGCGAATGACCGCCACCGATGGCCGTAAGCTGATCTGCATTTTCGACGAAAGCGGCGAAGCCAACGAAAGCGCAATCATCAATCTGCGCGACGCATTGAAGCTCTGCAGGCCGAAAGGTAAGGAGCGCCGCGACGTTATAATCGACACCGGTTCCAATGACGCGCGGGTTTGTCTAGCTTTCGAATACAGCGACAAGAGCGGCAAGACGGAACGCGGGTTCGGACCGATGGGTGCCGCCTATAACGTTCGCATAGACGGGTCTTTTCCGGACTACCGTCGCGCTGTGCCGAAGGCGTTCAAGAACGTCGTGTCACCGGCTTTCGCCTCTCAGCACCTGGGGTTGATTTGCGCGATCGGTGCCGAAATCGCCGCGCACTTCCACGACTTCAGGCCTCGCGCATCAACAAGCGATGTCAACCGACTGGATCAGATCCTAATCACCGCGCAGGACGATGAGAGCCCTGGAGGTGGACCCGCGCTAATCACTTGGCCGCGGTCGCCTGCCGTGTTCATGTTGCTTATGCCGACACGGGCCTCTGAAATCCACGGCTCGTTGCCCGGCTGGTTCAACGCGCCGACGCCCGCGACGACGGCAACCGCGCAGGCCGCGGAATGACCGCGCCAACCTTGCCCGCAACTGGATGGATGGGCGATCCGAGAAGAGGCGCGGCGATGGGCCGCGCCGACCGCGGCGAAGCGACAACCGAAACCGTCAAGTTTTTCCTGTCCCGCGTCCGCCTGTTGCTGCCGTGATCGCCTGGGCAATCTTTTTCGCCGCGCTGCTGCTCGGCTTAACCGCGCCAGCCAGGATCTTCGGTTGGAGCTGTGAAACACTGCTGCGGAGGCTGATCAGAGACAACAAGCCGCCCGCCCCGCCGCCGAGAAAAGCGACACCGCGCTAAAACGTATGCTATCGAAGCCCCTCACGAGCCCCGTGAGGGGCTTTTTCGCGCCTGGGGGCAACCGATGCACGTCCTGACCCGATTTATCGCACTGGCGGCCACCGCGGGCGCGCTGGCGGGGTGCCAGACCGCCGAGCAATCCGAGCAATCGGCCGCTCCGAAGCTGCAGCGCCTGGTCGGACGGACCATCGCGCAGTTTTCCCGCGACGCCGGCTTGCTGCCGTCGGACGCGCTGCCCGTGCGCGGCGGCAAGGTGTTCATCGTGGTCAACGGCGCTTGTTGGCTTTGGCTCGACGCGGTGCCGGACGGCGCGGGGTCGACCGCGGACGATTGGCGCATCACGGCCGTGCGCTGGTCGGGGCCGTGCTGACGCGTCGGCCGCCCCCGGTTGGCGCCGACCGCCCGCCGCGCTCGACCCGTGCGGCCCTGCGCCGGCCGGGTGGCCTGGCGTCGGCCGCTGCCTTTGGCGTTTCAAAAGGCGTGGCAAACTTTTCATAAACCGCCCTTCGAATTTGTATGTCATCGCGCCCCTAGACCCCCGGGGGTGATGCTGCCCAACAGGGCATCACCCCCTTTAGGGGGTGGCCTCACTTGATGCACCCCGATGCACTGCGGAGCATTGAAATCGCTGGCGAATTTCCGCACTTGATGCACCCGAGAGCAGACATACATTTGGAACCGGAGCATTGAAATCATTGACGAATTTCGGCACTTGATGCACTCCGATGCACTGGAGAGCAGGCACTCGATGCACTGGAGAGCAGGCTGTTTTCGGTCAGTTGAAAACGTCTGCGCTTGTATGCAAAACGTATGACATAATCGGCATTCGATTAGCCTTCCTGCCGACGGGGGCCGCCCTCACCCGCCCCGCCTTGACGACGCGGTGCCAACCCGCCTCAACGTCGTCCATCGGGTAAAGCGACAGCACCGCCGAGCGTTTCCGCAGCACCTTGGGTGCGTACGCCCGGGCGTTAGCGGACGACGACAGCGCGACCGGCTCGGCCTCACCAGCAGCCTCGACAACGGCGGCCAGCAGCGCGTCGTCGATCACGTCGCTCATCGCCGGCGCGCCGCCGCCCGCCGCCCCAGCACCACCCGAAACGCCCGCCAAGCCGGCGTCGGCAGCGGCCGAAGCCGAGCCCTCGGCACCACCCCCGAGCGCGTCCATGTCGTCGGCGCCGAGCGTCTTGCCGCTTACCATGTCGAACGCACCGGCGTGCCAGCGCAGCATGAACGTGTCGCCCGCAGCGCCGTAGTTCGCCTTGCGGTTCTCCAGCCGGCGGAAGGGGCCCGAGCCATCTTGCGACGCGTGTTGCAGGTACAGCCGACTGCGGACTGACGCGTGCCACGCTGTCGACCCCGACGTGCCGTCGCCGCCGACCGCCTGGCCCGCCTTGGACGGGTGGCCGAGCGCGAGCACTGCGCCGCCGATGTCCTGCGCCAGCCGGCCGAGACACGCTTGCACGAATTGCCGGACCTGGCTGCGGTCGATCTCGGAGCCGCCGAAGGTGTCGGCGATCGTGTCCACGACGATCAGGCCCGCGCCCCACTTCACCGCGTCGTCGCGCAGGCGGTGCCAGACGTCCGACCGCTTCATCGTGCCGGTGGCGCGGTCCCAGGTGCACAGCAGGTTGTCCATGTATTTGCGGGACGCGATGCGCAGCACGTCCGAGACGTCGGCCATGCCGACGCCGAGAGCTTTGTTGATCGCCCGTTGCCGCAGGTGCAGTTCGTCTTCGCTGTCCTCGCACAGGAACATCATCACCTTGCACTGCGCGGTGCGGCGGCCGAGGAACGGCCTGCCGAGCGCAACGCATGTCATGCTCTGTTGCGCGAGCAGCGTCTTGCCGACGCCGCCGGCGCCCGTGAGCAACGTCACCTCGCCGTCCGGGATCATGTTGGCGATCTTGAACCGCCGGACGGGCGGCGTGACGCCCTCCCAATCGAGCGGTGCGACCCATTTGATCGTGATCGGTTCGGGGCGTTCGGGCGCGTCCTTGGGGAACAGGCTTTCCGGTTCGTCCGGCAGCTTGTCGAAAAAGGCGTCGACCTTTTGAAATTGCCCGCCGCTGTGTTGCTCGGCCAGCTCGTAGAGCCAGTTTGCGCCGCGGCGGAATGGCGGCTTCATGCGCCGCCAGTCGGCGGCTACCACGTCGGGATCGTTGTCGCCGTCTTCCCACCTGGCGCACCAGTCGGCGAAGATTTCGAAAGCCTCGGGCTCGTCGTCCGGGAGCGCGGCCTTGATCGCATAGCCGAAGTCCCGATAGGCCTCGCGTGAGCCGAACATGGCCGAGTTGTTGGGCGTCGCCTTCACGGCGGCGCGGACCTTCTCGGGGTCGCCTCTGAGAGAGGCTTGCGCGATCTCTGTTTGCGCGCCCTCGGTAACGATCTCGCCGGTGTTCGGCAGGATCTCACGCAGGTGCGCCATGAAGGCCTGCACCTGCTCGGGTGCGAAGATCGGGAGCTGGTGTTGCGGGACAAGCGGCGTGGTCCACACGTAGGGCTGCAGTGTGACCGGGTGGACGCCGTGCGCGACGAATTGCCTGCCGGCCGAGAGGCACTCGACGCGGCTGACGCGCCGGCCCTGTTCGTTCAGCGGCCCGAACTCGACGCGCGTGTATTGCATCGGCGCGCTGAGACGGATCAGGTACAGCGCCTTCGGCGAGCGGCCAATGCGGGTCGGCACTGCGCCGAAATGCTCCATCACCGCGATCAGGATCTTGCCGGCGCAGGTTTGATCGAGCGTGTCGGCGTCGATCGCGAGCGCTTCCTGGCCGGTCATGATGCCGATGCCGGCGCCCATGCGCTGCCAGCGGTTGAGGTCGGCGGCGTCCGGGTCGGGCTGGTTGAGCCAGTCGTAGCCGTACCAGCCGTTCGCTCCGCGGACGCCGACCGCCTTGCCGCGACTATCCTGCGGCGTGCCGATGCGCTTGAACAGCGACGACGTTTCGCTGATCGGCGCATTCGGCGGGATGATCGGAACTAAGCGCTTGTATCCGAGCGCGGCGTAATCAGCGAAGGTCTGCGGCGCGCGCATGATCTGGAGCATTTACTGTTTGTGTGCCGTCGGGGTGCAACCCTCGATCGCGCTCTTCAGCCGCGCCATTGCCGGCGCCACGTGGCCGTTAAACTCCCGCTCGGCGGCGAAGTCGCCAGGGTCGAATTCCTGCAGTCGGGCGAGCAGGAAGGCCGCAGCGAAGAGGACGGTTTCGCTTCTAACTTCCGCATCGGCGCACGCTTCCGCGGGCGCCGCCTGCTCGTTCCGCCACGCCCAATCGAATTGCTCCATCGCAGCGGCCGGTGTCGCGCCGAAGCCGGCGACGCCTTCCTGCAGGTTCTCGCCGTAGAGCGCGCACCACATATCGCCGTCCGGGAAAAGCGCCGGGCGCATCAGGACATGCGGCGCGCGGCGGGCGTCCTCGGCTGCGCAGGCCGCGCAGGCCGCGTTCCATTGCGCGTTTAGCACGCTCTGTTCCGTTGCACAGTTCATCGCCCAACCCCTTGTGCCTCGACCGCTTTCGCGCAAGCCAGCACCACGGCGCCGGCCGGTGTCAGCGCCCATCTGCGCAGCGGCCCGGTGCGCTCGATCAGGCCTCGCGCTTCGAGCCGTTTCGTCGTGCCGGGAAATTTGCGGATGACGTAGCTGTTCTCGATGTGCCCGAGAACGCGGCGATCGATCTCACGCATTGTCGGCCTCGACGGCGCAGCTTTCGATTTGCGGGTTCTCAACTTCGCCGCTGCAGTGGTGGCAGACAGATACTTGGCCGTTCGTGGCCATTGCCGCCCGCTCGGCCTCTTCCGCCGTCTCAGCCTCGAACGCGCCGAGATACTTCGTTGCGACTACGCTTCCGTAAACGTGCCACTTCTTCACTTCAATTCCTCCGCCAGCGCGCCGAGCGCGTCGGCCATCGTGTCGCGCGGCTCGGTTCCGCTGCCGGCGTATTTGGCGCGCACCGCGGCGATCACCTCCAACAGCTCGCGGCGAGACACGGGCTCGTCGAGGCGCTGCTCCGCCTCGGCCGCCCGGCGAGCGACACCGCGCGCTTCTTCGGCCTCCGGCTCGGCGATGTGCAGCAGTTCCTTTTCCTTGGCGGTGCGCTGCCAAGGGAGCTTGGCGCGTATGATTTCCAGGTCGGTCATGTCTAGCTCTCCGCGGGTTTGTCGTGGTGGTTCGCCAGCGCGACCATCATGAGATCGCACTTTGCCCTGCCGTGCTCGTTGACGAAGGCGGCGAGGTCGGCGCGGGCGCCGAGCCGGACGTCGTGGCGAGCGTCATTCGCCGCGAAGATCAGGTCCTCGAACCGGCGAAACTCTTCCTCGGTGCACGGGACCGCGAGGACGTGAACGGGGGCCTTGTTCACGATACGCGCTCGCCGCTCGACGTGCGTGCCTGGTGCCGGTGGCTGATGGTGTAGCCGGCGGCGCGCAGCTTCTTGACGTGCTGCTCGCGCTCGTTGGCGGCGCCGACCATCCACGAGCCCCAATCGGTCGCGGTATCGAACTTTTCATCGATCGCGGCGATGCGGGCGAAACGCCGCGTCTCTTCCATCAACCGCTTCAACTTCAAGACCGCGTCGGCGTGATTGGTGACGCCGAGCATGCCCCAAACGGCTTCGTGCGCGAGCGTGGCCGTTGACCCGGCTTCCGCGTCGAGTGCAGCGTAAAGAGGACGGAGCTTCCCGCCTCGCCGTTCAACAGCCTCGCGCAACGAGCGATTGACTATCGTCTTACTCGCCACGCCGCTAGGCCCTACGATCTGATAGCCCACCGGCTTTTGCTGGAGCCCCATCGAGCGCGCCGCTCCGATGATCACCGCCACTACGCGATCCCAGGCGGCAGCGAACACAGGATCGCTGCACCCGCTCGCAGCGAGAATTTCACGAGTATAGGCGGTGTCCGGCCAACCGGCCCAAGCGAGCCGTGCCCGCGTGCGCAGCTCCGTGGTCATTTCGACGTCTGTATGCTGTTGCATTTCTCCATTTAATACGCTAGTCATTGTGTTGTCCTCTGCTTGTCAGGTGGTGGATTGCGTTGGTGTCGGGCGGCGGGATCGAGAAATCGGCCCGCCGTTTCGCTTTGCCGGCAGAGCGTGAGCCTAAGCCCTCGTCTCTCGTTGCATCAAGTCAAAAGATACATTCAGGCCGTGAAGGCGAGCAGGATCAGCCCGAGCACGCCGGCGAGCGCGTAGCCGTAAGCGCCGGCGTTGCGCAGGCCTGCGATCTGGACGCGGATCACGAACAGCAGAAGCGCGATTGACGCGCCAGCGCTAAGCGCGGCGACATAAAGGCCGTGGATGATGGTCACTGCTTCGTCTCCAGGCGTTTGCGGATAGAGCGGTGCTTCGGCACGGCGCCGGGCTTCAAGAGCACGTACCCCTTGCAATGCAGCGTGTCGATCGTGAAGCCGCCCTTCTCCAGCAATCGACGCAGGTGCCACAGATGCGCGCCGAGAGCCTTGTCGGGCAGCTCGGGCGGTTGCGGGCTCTGACCCCACAGCCCGAAAATCAGTTCGTCAGCGGAGACGGATTTCGGGTGCGCGGCGAGCAGGATCGAATACAGCTCGGCGCATTTCGGCTTCACCCTGAACACCCCGCCGGGCAGCGCGATCAGGTTGGTGGTGAGATCCACGAGCGGCCACTCGGCCTCGGTCACGCGGCCACAGCAGGGGCAATTCAGGATCATGGCCTGTCGTCCTTCTGCGCGCACCGCGGCCCGCCGCCTCGGGCGTATCGTATCAAGTCGAGCCTGCGCTCCAGCTCCGCGGTGTCGGCGTCGAGGGTGTGCGCGGGGTCGCCGCCGCGAGTGTAAGCGCGATGGCGCGATCTGAGCTGCAACAGCAGTGCCGTCTCGTCATGTTCGAGCATGATGCGCCTCACTGGATCAGATCAACGGGCGGGAGAAGGGCTTCTACTACCCTCCGCATTTCGCGGGCTTCTTCCGGGGTAAGATGCGACGAGCCAACAGGCTGCGTAGCCGCGGGGAATTTCTGACCAAGCAGCACTGCGCTGAGCGCGCACCCTGAGGTGCGGCCGCCGTGGACAATTACCGATCGCACCACTGCGCGCAGGCTCTCGTGTTCAGCGGAGTTGTAAGACCCCCGCTGATTATGAATCGGGCCAAATTGCCACATGGCGCTAACTCGCCTTGCGGGGCGTCGTGTTGAAACGAACCTTCCCGTCGATCAGGCCATTGTACTTCGCCGCCTCGACAGCGAGGCCGATCAACATGAGCACCTGAGCTGCCGTCCGGCGGCGAGAAATCGTGTCGTTTCGCCCGGCGGAAACCCAATGCTTGCGGGCTTCTTTCAACGTGAGATACTTACATCCGGCCCTCACCATAGGCTCGCGCTCGTCGGTGCACTGCTGCAGGCGGATCGCGTAGCCGCGCATGTCGTAGCCGGCAAGAATTGACCAGTTACGTCCGATACGCAGGAAGGACACGCGATCGCGGTGCTGTGGGTAGCCAGCTTCTGGCGCAAAGGTGTTGCAGCTCATGTCGGTGGTCCTCCTAATCGAAAATGTCGCTGTCAGGCGGTGATGGCGCGGCTTCCGGCGGGGGCGCGAAAGCCGCGAGGATTGCTTCGGCGACAGTCGCGCCGGTGAACTTGTAGGACTGCCCGTCATGCAGGATTTCCAGCGTGACGGCGCCGCCCGGCGTGTAGGCGTAAAGCGCGAGCGACAATTCAGGTCGCGCCGCCCGGAGGTCATCCAAAGATGGAAGCATCGGCCGCCTTCCTGACCCGCTTGGACAGGCCGTCCCGCAGCAGCATTTCGATCATGCGGGCGAGCGAGCTGTTCTCCGCCTCGCATCGCTTGTCGAGCTGCGCGCGCAGATCGTTAGCGAGCCAGATCGACGTTCTGGTCTTGCTTGGCGCGGCTTGAGGTTTCTTTCTCGCTGCCAAGTCGCCCTCTCCTATAGTTGATGATTTGTATTTTGTATGTCATTTGTATGTTGGCGTCAAGTGACCATCAATCCTTGCGGTATCGCTTCCCGACAAAGCCGCTCGCCGTAAGCGGCAGGCCGTCCGCCCAGGGATCGAGCCGGCAGATCAGTTCGAGGAAGAAATCGAGATCGGCCACCCCGCGCGGCAGCTCGGCGATCAGTTCGTCATGGACGTGGCCGATGATCGGGTAGCCGTGCGCCTCGGCCAGCCGAATGCCGTTGCGCAGCAGGTCGGCCGCGATCGCCTGAACGATGTTCTCGAAGGCGAGCCCGCCGTAGAGCGCGAAGCGCACGTACTTGCGCGTCACACTGTCGACGCCGAGCGCGGTCGCGGCCGGCTTCGCCTTGCTTTCGACCTTCGCGAGCCCTGCCCGCTCCAGATGCTCGGCGGTCGTGCGGAGCATCACTTCGGCGTCGGCCCATGAGCCGTCCGGGTTTTTCTTCTTCGCCCAAACCTGCTCGCTGAGACGCGGCTTGCCGTAAGCCAGACACCGGCCCGAAGGCAGGCGGCACCAAAGGAAGCTGCGCGTCACAAGGTAGGTGCACTTCATCACCTGTACCTTGGCGCCGGGGTTCTCGATCGCCTCGCGAATGCCGTCTTCGAGCGCGCGCCAGGCGCCGACGATCGCCGGGTGCGTCGCCCGCCAGCCGACCTTGACCAGTTCGGCGGCGAGCCAGGCTTCGCGGGAGAGCTGCTTCGTTGTGGCCTCGCCGCGCTTGACGCACTGCTCGTAACGCGTCACGGCCGCCTCGCGGCGTTCCTCGCTGGCCGCCTCCCATGCAGGCCCGTAAACCGGATCGATCTTGAGCGAGTAGTTTCGCGCCATGGAACGGAACGCGCCGACGCCGCCCTGATACTGCAGCGACAGTTCGGACACCTTGCCGACTTGCCGGCGCGGGTCTTTCTTCGTCAGCAGATCGGTCGTGGTGTTGAAGATGCCGGCGGCGGCCCGCCGGTAGAGGTCCGGCAAACTCGGATCGGCGATCAGGTCGAACATCGCCTGCACTTTCCAGTGCTCGCCGGCGAACCACGCGGCAACGGCGCCCTCGATGCCCGAATAGTCGGCCGCCAGCAGCTCGTGGCCGGGCGCGGCCCAAATAAAGGACCGCAGCGCGTCGGAGATCAGATGCAGCGGCTTGCCCAGCTCGTCGCCGTAGCAGAAGCGCAGATATTTCGGGTCGGCGAAGCGGATCGCCTCGAACAGCGTTTCAAGGTTGAGCGCGTGCTTCTCCGCGAGGTCGCTGTAAACCTTCCGCGGGCGCGGCAGGTTGTGCATCTGCGCGCCGACTGATGACCATCGGCCCGTGCTCGCGGCGTTGAACAGGAATGCGCCTCGCACCCGTCCGTCCTTGCCGGCGCGGCCGAGGAAGGCCCTTAACTTCGATACGCTGCTTTTCGCGGCTTCCTGCCGCAGCTCCAGCACCCTGCGTACGTGCGCCGGCAGGTCGTCGGCTTCGAGCAGCTCTTCAATCTCAGCCTTCGCGGCGCTCGGGATTGGCACGCCCTGCGCGTTGACCCACTCGACGATCTTTCCGACCTGTGAGCAGGCCGTGACCGCGCCGCCGGTCGCTTCCTTCATGTCGCGATCGAGCAGGATCTTCGCACGCTCGGCGACGCGCAGCGCGGCGCGCGCCGAGCGCGTGTCGATCCGCATTCCGCGGTCATTGATGCGCTGGTCGAGCAGGTACATTTCCTGCTCGGCGTCGGACAGCGGCACCATACGGGCGGCGGCGCCCGCCTCGGCTTCCACGTCGTCATCGCAGTAGTCGTGAAACTGTTCGAACTTCTCCGGGAAGTCTTCAGGCTCGTTGAAGTAGATGCCGGGCGGCTCGCCTTTCTTTGCGCGCCTCGGGCTGGAGAAATGCCGGATCAGCGCCACGCCGTTCTTGTTTTTCTTGATCGGCAGATCGAGCGCGTCCGACAGGCCGCCTAGATCGCGCGGCAGCGCCATGGCGGCGGCCGTGGCGGCGGTGCAGCGGAATTGCTCGGTCGACACCTCGGGCCAGCCGAGCCGCGGCGTAAGCACCATCTGCCAGAGCAGGCGTTCGAAGCTGGCGTTGTGCGCCCAAATGAGCCCGCCGTTACGGACGTGCTCGACGATGTCCGCCGGGCATGGCTCGCCGTAGCACCAGCGGCGGAGCGGGCCGCCGTCGATCCTGTATGACGCGAGCAGCGCTCTGGTGTGCGCCGAGGCCATGTAGAGATAGGTGCCGGCCGTCTTGATGTTGACGTCGCTGCGCGTCTCGAAATCGATCTCCAGGCCCTTCATGCGAAAAGCCCAGCCGGTTCGCGCAAGCGGATGAACTTGCCGCGGATGCCTGACGTTTCGAGCCGGTAGGCGTCATATTCGCCGTAGGCGCAGAGCGCCGACGGCGCGCCGCAGTTGTTTTCCGCGCGACGGCCATCCGGGTAGTGGAAGTGAAGCCGCGGCGTACGTAGGAACAGGACGGCGTCGGCTCGCTCCCACACGAAGCGAAAAAAACTGTCCGTCTCTGTGCGCGCGAAGATCAGCGCTGTGCCGCTTCCGTGGTCGACCAGCCGCGGGAGCCAAGCCTTGATATCAGCCGTGCTGTAGGGCGGATTGAGCCAGACGCGCCCGCACCACGGCGACCGCAAGCCGTTTTCCGGGAGCGTGATGTGCCAAGCCGCTGTCGGCCACGGCCGGGGTTCGGGCGCGGCGCAGGGGTCGAGGTCGAACGGTCCGAGCGCAGCGATGATTTCCGGCGGTGTCAACCACACGTCGCTTTCAGCCGCAGGGCTGTGGTGCCCGCCCATCCCCTTCATACGAGCACCCGCTGAAGCGCGGCGACGCCGTGGCGGTTCGCACGGTTCTGAACGGGCGTCGCCCAAGCGAGATTTTCGCGCCGGCAGTTCAGGCTGTCGCCGTCGCGATGGTCGCCGATCGTGTGCTTGCGGCTCGGCGGGATTTCGCCGGCGCGGATCAAGATTTCCTTGTGCAGGAAGAGTTTCGTTTGCGGGCCGCCGCGACCGCTGAGCCGCGTCGACCGCGTCGCGTAGAACTTCCGGCCAGTGCTGTTCGGCGTGACCGACCAGGCCCATTGAAGCGCCCAGGCGTAATCGATCATGTCGACCACGGCGAACAGGTCATTCGCCGGGTCGAGCCAGACCCGCCCGGTGTCCGGCGGCGCGTCCCAGGTGTTCGGATCGAGGAAGTCGATCATCCGAACACTCCGACGTTCAGTCGAAGATGTTCGATCGCTTCGTTGGCGGCTCGGACGAATCCTTCGGCTTGCGCGAGGTTGACCGCGTTGCCATAGGCGCGCAGGCGTCCCACTCGGCCGGCAAGCCCATGAGCCAGCGGGAATGCGCCGGGTTCAACTGGCCGCCATTTGTCATCCCGGCAGAGCAGCCAGTCAGGATCTTGCCAGAGGCCGTTAGTCGGGCCGGGCCGCCAGTTGCGCCCTCCGCCGACCACGCCGCCAGATGCGTTGCTACCGCCGTCAGCGTATCGAACGTGCCCCGGCTCCAGCGCGCTCCGCTGCTCTCGCTGTCCTCTGCCCGTGGCGTCGGCCACGCCGCCAGATTGAACGCGGCTTGCTGCGTCAGCGAAGTCCCCGTCATGTTCGGCGTCAAAGACCCACCGCGGTCGCCGTCCGTCGCGGACGGCGTTGTCCAGCTCGCGAGCTGCGCCTGCCGCGGTAGCTGATCTACTCGTGAGCGCTCCGAACCGTCCGGGTTGGTCCCGGTCGTTGCCATGCCCGCTGTGTCCTTCCAGTCGCGAGCGCTCGGCGTCACCCATGACGTAAGCGCTGCTACCTGCCCGAGAGGCCGCCCCGTATCCCACGGGCGCGCGTCCTTCACTCCCCGGTGCGCGTCCGTCACGGTTGGCGTCGGCCACCCAATACAGTCGCTGTCTGATGTGCGGCGCACCGAAGCCCGCAGCGCAGGTATCAACCGCCCAAGAGGTGTAGCCCAGGATTTCCAGCGAAGGACAAACAGTGTCGATCCAAATTCGTCCGTCGTTGCTCGCAACCTGCTCGCCGTAAATTCGGCCAGGCCGGCAGTCTCGCGCGAGCCGCCAAACCTCGGGCCAGAGGTGCCTGTCGTCGGCCAGCCACGCGTGGCCGCAACCGCAGCATACGAAGTAGCCAGTTCGTCCAACATGCGGGACAGGGTTTGTACCACCGCAGCTTGGGCAGGCTTTTTTCTTTCCTGCGGAGCTGAACGGCGGGCATGGGCAACTCGCGCTCCAACCGTGTTCGTCGTCCCGGATGCCGCCCCCCCGGAAAGCCCGGCTCCAGACGCCGATGCCGGCGAACAGGTGGACTTGTCTGTATCCTCGGAGGTCAGAAGGCCGAACATCCCGAATGTCCCTTTCGTCCACGTCGCCGGGCGCGATGTGGCCCGCAACTATCAGGTTGCGAAGCCACGCCGCCGCGAACGGGTCGATCTCGTTGTAGTAGGCGGTCATCCGAAGATGCTGTCTTCGTCGTCACCAGCGGGCGGCTCGTCGCCCTCTTCAGCGAGCACGTCAGCCAGCGCAGCCTCCGCGAAATCCGCCTCGCTGCGCGTCATGATCGGCAGCGGCGGTTCGCCGAGCGCGTCGTCGATCGCGTCGACATAATCCATGTCGAGCACTTTTCGGATCGCTTCGCCCGGCGTCGCGCCACGCATACAGCGCCACCCGGCCGACGCCCCGGTCTGCATGTTCGCCTGCCAATGGTCGGGGCACTTCCAAAGCGTGAAACCGTGCAGGCGGCCGTCGGCGGCGAGCTGGTTCAGCTTGTCTTCGATCCCGTTTTGCTGCGCGAAGCTTGCTATCTCACGAGCCAAGTCTTGGCGTTCGGCTTCGACGTACGCCAAGCCCATTTCTCTCTGTCGGGCGTCCGCGCGGGTGGTGTATTTGCGATCGACGAAGGCTTGAGCGCTGGCAAGCAGCCCGGAACCAACAGCCTTGATGCTCATGCGAACACCCCGCCGTCTTGGGCCGGCAAGCCTTTCTTCAGCGCAGCGGCGACGCAATCGACTTGATAGATCGCATCGTCTAATGCGTTGTGGTGCACGCCGCGGCGGCGTAGATCGCGTGTTTCGAAGTTGAAGACGTGATACACGGTGCGCGTGTCGCGGACGTTCCAGAACTTCCACGGCACAAGAGCTTTGGCAGCTACGCAGGCGGCCTCCCATAACGGCGGGTCGAACGACGCGCCGTGGCCCCATGCAAACTCGGCATTGGCAGTGAACCACGCGCGAAACTCTTCCGCCACCTCGCGCAGAGGGCGTTGGTCGTTGCTCAGCGCTCGCTGAGCAGCAGGCGCTTGTTCAGCCCACCAGCGTTCAGTCGCCGGGTCGACGACGAGGCCAACGTCGAGGCACGATTGCTTGCTGATATTCCGGTAGAACGTCGCGCCGGTGTTGCCGTCGAGGTCGAACTGCACGGCGCCGATTGACCGGATCACGCAGCCGGGGCGCGTGCCGAAGGTTTCCAAATCGATCATGGCGTGGTTCATCCGAACACCCCCATGCCGAGCGCGTGCGCGTAGGTTTCGAGGATGGTCATTTCTTCGGTGAGTTCGTTCTGATCACGCTTGCGCATCGCGATCAGTTTGCGCAGCACCTTGACGTCGTAGCCGTTGCCTTTCGCCTCGGCATACACGTCCTTGATGTCCTGGGCGATCGACGACTTCTCGTCTTCCAAGCGCTCGATGCGCTCGACGAGCGCTTTCAGCGCGTCCTTTGCGAACTTGGTAGCAGCCTGTTCGGTGCCGCTGTTGTCGCCCGCGACGGCCCGCGGATTGTCTACCTTTGCCACGTTGTCAGTCTCCGGTTGCGGTGCGCGGCGGGCGCCATTGCCCGCCGCTGTCTTGCTCTATTTGATACACTTTAGCCGAAGAGGCCCCCAGCTCCCGCGCCGGTCTTCGTGCTCTCGGGCGCGTTGCCCTCGTCGGGAATGCTCTCGGCCCATTTGTCGACGTCGACACCACCGCCCCCACCTAGCCGGTCGCCCTTCTCGGTCGACTGGAACATGGAGATCCCGAACGTCAGGCCCTTGCCCTTCTTGTCGTTGTCCCAGGTGAAGCAGTGCAGCACTCCGTAGCCCCAGCAGCCGCTATAGAGCTTCGCCTTGTCGACGATCGGCAGTTTCTGGCGGTCAATCAGTGCCGGCCGATAATCGGCGCCCGACTTCACGCGAATGAAATTGTGCCCGGGGAAGCCGGCGTGCGGATCGCCCGTCTTTTTCGACTTGCCTTGCGGGCCGTCACCGTCGAGGAACGGGCTGTGAATGACCTTATCCTTGATCATCTGACGCGCCTTGTCGCCCCACTCGGCCGTGGCCGCTTCAAGCGCGGCCTTCTCGTAGACCGCAAGGCTATCGGCCTTCGGGATCAGCAGCGACGCCGTCCAATTCTTGTTACCCCAATCGTCTTCTTGCAGTTCGAACAAGCCGTTGGCGAACGCCACGCGCACCAAACCCGTCTTGAAGTCTTCCGATCTCGATCCCATGTTATTCAGTCCTTCAGTTCTTCGAAAAATCGATCCGCGGCAGGCCGAATTGCCTCCCGCGTCGTCTTGTCAGCACGCACTAGGTCGCTACCTTCGGATGGCGTGACCGACAGGCCAGCCAACAAGCTCTTTTTCGCCTTGCCGAGCGCCTTCCTGATCTGCTTCGGCGTCTTCGTCTTGGCCGGGTTCAGGTACTTACTTTCGGGCAAGCCTGCGTCGCGGCAGACCGACCGGGCCTTCGCTTCGGCTTCGTCATCGATAAATTTCTCCCGGCCGACCTTCGGCACGCGCACATAGTTCGGGATATCGACGCCCGCCTCGGACTGCTGGTGCGCGAAGGCGCGCCGTGCGTTGATCCAGTCTTGGATCATATCGAGCAGATCGAGCGTCTTCGACAGCGCCTCGGGCGTGTCGTTAGTTGGCGAATTGCTGATCTGCGGCCTGTCAAGGTCGTCGAACCACACCTGCGCCGCGTCGAGCGCGCGTTGCTCCAGCGCGGGGCATGAGCCTTCGGAGCGGCAGAATTTGCACGATCCCGGCGTCAACCACTTCGCCGTCCACGCCGCGAAAGGTAGCTCGCTGATTTCGTCTTGCGCCTGCTTCGAGAGCGCCATGCGCTGCAGCAGCTCGGTCGTCCAATCGATCAGGTCGCCAATGTGGAACGTCTCGCTCCGCACCCGGCCGTCCTTGTGCGGCGCGCGGGGCTGAACGATCGTCACCTTGATATCCTCGACGTCGCGCCCCGGGTTCGCCAGCACCGCGCCGAGTCCATAGGTGCGCAACTGCTTGTTGTCGGCCGCCTCGACGACGCCCCGGCCGCCCTTCAGGTCGACGACTTCGAGCGACCGCCAGCGCGGAAAGTGGATCACCGTGTCGCCGGTGCCGCCCGCATCGAACGGCGTCTTGAGGTCGTTCAGCGAGAAATACTGCTCGTGAACGACGATCGGCGCTGGGCCTTCTGGAAACTCGGCGTTGTATTCGGCCACGCGGCCACGGACGTAGTCGACATAAACCTGCGCCGTCTCGGCCATTTCCTCGTCGACTTCGACCGAACGCTGTTTCGTTCGCTCGGTCGTGCCGATGAATTCGTCGGCGTCCCGCCCCGCGGCGAAACACTTCTCGCTGAGCTGGTGGCACGCCGTCCCCCAGGCCGACGCTTCGCTTTCCTTCTCCGGCGTGGTGATACGCGTGTTGAGCGCGATCGCGCCCAAGCAGAGCCAGTTACGCGCTGTCGAGCTGGCCGACCACGTCGCATGGTCACGGGCTCCGTGATCGACCGGCTTCGTCATTGCGAGCGCTCCCCTTACTTGCCGCTGACGGCGAGCGCCGCCTGAACGATCGCCTTCATTTCAGCCAGCTTCTCGGCCGAAAGCTCGCCGGTCATTTCGCGCTTGTTGGGGTTCTTCTCGACGCCGTTGGCGATGCCGATCACGGCCTTCGCGAGCGCCGCCTGATCGTCGGGCAAGTCGCTGACCTTGTCGGCGCCGATGAAGCCCTTGCCGTCTTCTTGCACGGCGGTCATGCCGTAAGCCTGAACGTAGCCGCTGAGCATCTTCTTGACGTCGTCGTGCGTCAGTTTCCGCGGTTCGGCCGCCTTCTCCTTCGCGGTGTCGGCCGCTTCGTCCTTGGCGTCCTGCTTGGCCTCGGCTTCTTCGCCGGGCGCGACGCGCTCTTCGCCGGTCGAAATGTTCTGCGCAGTCTCGGCAGCGGTCGTTCTGGTGTTGCGGCGGCCCCTCGGTTTCTCCGCTTCGGCCGCGTCGGCGGTCGACGGCGCGCCGCCGACAGTGCCGCTGCTGATCGCAGTCGTGTGCCGACCGTAGCCGTTCAACAACGTCTGCAGATCGTCGTGCAGCGCGGCGACGGTCTCGGCGTGAAAGTTGACGGTGATGCTCATCCTAGAACCTCTCTGATTGCGGCCCATAGCCTCATGAGGCTGGCCTGTATTGCCTCGTCGATAGAGCCTTCGATCACACAGACGCGGACGACGGCCTGGCGCGCCTGGTTGTGATTGGTGATGCGGAGTGATGCCTGCTGCATGTCCTTCGGCGTGAAGGATTGCTCGACGAACCAGAGCAACGCCGCCGAGCTGAGATCGATCGCTTCGCCGGCCGCAACTATCTGGCCGAGGAAGACGCGTTTCGATTTGTCGTGAAGCCAAGCCTGCTCGATCGGCCCGCGCTGCGCGGGCGGCGTCGATCCGTCAAGGCGCAGCACACCGAACTTTTCGAGCGCCAATTGCAGCGCGTCGCCGACTTCCTTGTGCCAGTACATCAGCACGATCTTGTCGAGGCCGCCGTCGAACTCGTCTTTCACGGCGTCAACAACGGCGCGCGCCTTCAGAGCGCCGGTGTTGCGGCGCAGCGGCCCGAGGTGCATTTCCAGCTCGCGTGTACGGCCCTCGTCGATCGCTTTCAGGATCGCCGCGCGGTCGACGTCACCTTCGGCGTGCTGGCGCAGCGCCCCGCTGATCATCAGCGGCAGCAACTCGTACACGGGGGGCCGAATGCCGACGTCGGCCTGCGTTCGCCGAAGCATGAACCCCTTCAGGCGGGCGTTCAGCTCTTCGGTGTTGCGCCCGCCGACCACGACGTTGATGCGCCGAAACTGAGACGTTTTCTTCTTCCGCACGATGCAGTAGCGGCTCTCGAAAGCGCTGTAGCGCGTGACGTCCGGCCAGCCGCGCGCGGGGTCGGCGGCCAGGCGCTCCGGCGCAAGCGCGCGCAGCATCGGGTAAGCATCGCTCGGGTCGTGCGGCAGCGGAGAGCCGGACAAGCACCAGACGCCCGCCGCGCGAGCGGTGATCGAGGTTCGCTTTTCAAGCGCTTGCCCATCGTCTCGCAGGTCGCCGTACACGGCGGCCGTACGCTTGGCGTCAAAGCTCTTCGCGGCGTGGCTTTCGTCGAGGATGGCTCTGTCGAAGTCGCGCGACATCAGCGCTGCGCGCATCGCCGGCTCGGACACCTGCCCCCATCCGACGATCGTCACGCCGCCGAGCTTTTCCCGAGCGGTGGGAGGCCCCGAGAGAACGCGCACGGGGCGGCCGAAGTCCGACCACAGCGGCCATGAGCGGCGCCACACCGGCCGCCCCGAGGCGGTCGTGATAACGAGAATGTCCTGCTCAAGATTGAGGTCAGCGCCGATGATCGCCGTGCCTGTCTTTCCCACGCGAGGGGCGTCCGCCAGCAAGGCGTTCGCGTTCCGCGCGAGGAAAAGGCTTCCCGATAGTTGGGTCGGCAAGGGTTTCATTCAGGCCTGCGAGCAAATCTATCTTGGTGGCTTGGTGTTGTATGTCACTGTATGTTGTTATTTGATACAGTCAAGACACATCGAGAGCGATTTCACCTGCGATCGCGAAGTACGTGGCGCCGTCGACATAGGTGTCGCGCACCGGCTTCGGCGAAGTGGCCACGCGACCGACCTTGGTCAGCACCATGTCGATCGCTTCGAGTTCGCCGGCTGAAAGCTGCCGCCGCATATGCTTCCGGAAGACCGCTTTGAGTTCGCCCGAGCACGCGAGATTGACCTTCGGCGGGCCGTAGCTCGCATCACGCGAGCCGTTCGTCAGCCCGGCGCCCTCTTCGAGGATCGTCACACGAACGGGCTTCACGGCCACGTCTCCGCAATCGCAGGCCGATGCCTTCTTTGCGCAACCAGAGCAATAGATTTCGGGGCTCATGCGAATATTCCTTCTGCTGGATTTATGGGCGTCACGCGGACCTCGGTGCGCGGCCGGTCGCTATACCACTTCTCGACGTGGCCGGAGACAATCTGCTTGTCGTCGATCCACACGATAAGGTTGAGCGCGTCCGTGAGCTTTCCACCGTTATCCCAATCGGGTTTAACCGTCGGCCTGATGTCGCCCCGCAGCGCGGCCGAGCGCCACGCCTTCGGCTTCGACGCTGGGATGGGCATGTGCATAGTTACTTCAAGGCGAAGCGGCCCCTCGAACGGCGGTCGATCGCCCATCGCGAGTTGCGCCGCGTAGGCTAGACGCCCCTCGAAGGTGACGGTGCGCTCGGGGGTGTATGAGTGGCCGTCGCGCGCCTGCTTCACGCGCTCTTTGCCGCGGGGCGCGCCGGCTAACTCGAAATAAATCATGCGTGGACCGCGACAGCCTCTTGCGCCGCGTTGATCTGCGCGGTGCAAGCGCGTCTGATCCGGACGCTTTCGCTGTGCATCCGCATGATTTCCAGCTCGTCTATGTGGTGTTCTACGGCCGCACAGTCACAGGCCCGTCTCGCCGCGGCCAGGTCTGATGAGATCGCGAAAAACTGCTGCAGCTCAAGCATCGCGTCGTGGCCACACGGCATTATTCCACCTACGTATCAACTGCCTAGTCAGGCTGATTGCGTTTGTCTCATGTATTACACTGTATGCCGACCAAGCTGGACGGTCAAGATATAATATCGCCACATTCACGCCGGCGTCACGCGAACGGCGACCGGCAATTTCAGGTTGCGTCAATCTTTCTGATGTTATGCTGACTTTTTGGCGTTGACCGCCCGCCATACGTATGCTAGTTGCAGCATACAAAAGGCATACGAATATTGCATACGTAAATTGAGGCTACTATGGCTAAGTCTTATCGAACCCACCTCCCCGCGTCGGAGGGAGATATGCCCAAATTGATACCGAAGCACCTCGCGAAAGACGAATTTGCTCGTCGCCTGTTGACCCTGATGCGCCGCAAGGGTTGGCGCCAGGCCGAATTCGCTCGGCAGGCCGGGCTCGCGCGCAACGCGATCTCTGTTTACCTGCGTGGCAGCAGCCTCCCGAACCCGGAAAGCCTGCAAAAGCTCGCCAAGGCGCTCGGCGTGAAGCCCGAAGAGTTGCTGCCGAACTACCAGGAAGCCGCGATCGAGCGCGACCACCCCGAGCTGGAGCTGCGCGTTTCTCCGGGCGATTCGAAGACGGCCTGGATCAGGATCAACCGGGCGATGCCGACGACGCTCGCTATCAAGATCATGGGACTGATCGAAGCGCATGATACCAAGACAGATGAGTGAGGCCGAAGCCGCGGCCCTGCTGAACCGGACCGTCAGCCAAATTCGGCGGCTGCGCCACACCGGCAAGCTGGGATACACGCCGGGGCGACCAGTCCGCATCGGCGAAGACGACATTGAAATTTACCTTCGGTGTATCAAATGCCATCCTACATCCTACGACAACATGACAACGGGGCCTTCTACATCCACTGGACAGAAGGTCGACGAAGCCGCCGTCGCAGCACGGGTACGGAAAGCGAGGCTGAAGCGCAGGTGTTCCTCGCGCGCTGGATCTTGAGCGATCAGCAGGAAGCCGAAACGGGCGCGCCGAGCTACACGGTCGGCGAGCTTTGGGCCGCCTACTACGAGCGCCACGTCGAAAAGAACAACGTCGAGACCCGCCCCGCCGACACGGCTTGGAAAAATCTCTCGCAGCACTTCGCGGCCTTGACGTTGGCCGACTTCGCGAAAAAGGACGCCTCCGGCGCCGACGCGGTCGAACGCTACGTGGCGCTGCGCGCCGCCGGGAAGATCGGCCGGTGCAAGGCCGCGCCGGCCACGATCAGGCACGAGGTCACGTTGCTGCGTGCGGCCCTCAATTGGTGCGCGAAACCGAAAGTCGCGATCATCCCGGCCGCCCTGATCCCGGTATTTGATATACCGCCAGACAGCGACCCGCGCGATCGGTGGCTGCGCGTTGACGAGATACAGGCGCTGTTCGCCGCCGCGGCCGCGCTGCGGTCAGGCCCTCGCCTGTCGCGTGGCGAGCGGTTCCTCTGGTTGGCGCTCGAAACGGCGGCGCGCCTGCAGGCGATCCTTGATTTAACCTGGGATCGCGTCGATTTTGAAACCGGCATGGTTCACTACAACGTGCCGGGCCGGAGGAAGACGAAGAAGCGGCGCGTCAGCGTCCCGATCTCGAAGGCGCTGCGCCCTGTGCTGCTGCGGGCGCACGACGAACGCGAAGGCGATCTCGTGATGGACAACAAGGTGCTGACGATCTGGCGGGCAACGCAGGCGATCGCCAAGCACGCCGGCGTCGAGCGCGTTAGCCCGCACGTCTTGCGCCACACGGCGGCCACGCACATGCTGCGCCGCGGGGTGCCGATCTGGACGGTTGCCGGCGTCCTCGGCAACACGGTCGCGCTGGTCGAGAAGGTGTACGGGCACCATTGCCGGGAAGGCCTGGCCGGCGGTGTTGAAATGATCTCTGGCGGGCTTTTGGAGTTGGCAGAATGA